GGTGGCGAAGGAGTCGATCACTGCGGGCTTCTTCAAGCTCAAGCAGACGCGGCGCGTCTACTGGTCGGAGGACCGGCGCCAGCGTGCCGAGAACACCTTCATGAAGGTGCTGGCCTCCGTGAACGACGGCTTGCTGCCGGTAGGCGATGAGGACTACAGCCAGACGGACGAGTTCTCCGGCAAGATCACCGTCACCACCCTGATGTGGGTGCCTACCTTGGCCACCGTCAGCATGTCCATCATGCTCCTGTCGGCAGCCCTGCCGGACGGCGTGGCCTCCCTCGGCGGTGGTGTGACCATCCCGATTGGCCGGCGGATCGAGGCGGCGGGTCAGGTGGCCTACTTCCTGATCATCATGTCGCTGGGCACCGGCAACTATGAAATCTGGGGCGACCCTTACGACTACGTGCATGAGACCAACACCACCGAGGCCTACGACCTGAACGCCCCGGCGTGGGTGCGGCTGGAGGAAACCATCTCGTCCGACTTCATCATGAACGAAGCCCATGCGCAGGCGATGGCCGTCCGTGAGCTGCTATATCGCAGCATGTCGGCGCACAGTTGGAACGTGGATATTGTCGACAACCCGTTGATCGAGAAGGGTGACATCCTGCGCCTGCCGGACGGTTCCAGGCTCTACGTGGTCGATTACTCCCGCGACCTGTCGCACGGTGCGCCTGCCGTGCTTTCTGTGAAGGGGTTCCGTGTATGAGTGGCTACCTGACTTACCTGATGCGGGCGGAGATCGACCAAGCCACCCGCGAGATCGACGGCACGACCCTGACCCGTCCTACTCTGCTGATCACGGACGGCATGGGTCTGACCTACGGCGTGGACGTGGACGTTGGCGTGAAGGCCATCGACAACAACACGGGCGACGAAGTGGTCACTCCCCTGCGCAACGTGCCCATCGCGGCGGCGAACAAGGACCTGATCTACACCGACATCGGCTCGGCGGTTCGCCTGCGGCGCTCGGACTCTGGCAGGTGGGAGGTGGTAGGCTTCTCGAAGCGGCGGGTAGGGACATATACACGGGTGGGCGTCGGTATCCCTGAACCCGGTTTCGACCCGGTTCCCTATACTATTGCCACCCCGGTCAACATCGGGCTGTCCGCCAGAGCCATCAGTTACGGGGAGCTGGCGACTTACGGGGGCTACGGCACCGTGCCCTACGGAACCACGGCCATCTTCAGTGGCGACACCCTTCTTGAGTTGAGGTAACACATGCCAATTACACTGCAAGAGTTCGCCATTGGCGACACGAACTACATCAGCAAGCACAACGCCAACGTCGCCGCCCTGCTGTCCTTTCTGGGGAGCGTTGAGTCCACGCTGTCCACTGTGTCTGGCGCAAGCAGCGGCGCGGCGAACGCGGCCAACATTGGCTCGGCCACCTACGGTTCCACCGGCATGGTGTTCGTGGGTTCCGATGCGTTCTCTGACAGCACCAGCGGCACGGACCTCACCCTGACCGGCGGCTTCTGCTGGGACGGGACCATGGGCCTGATGCACGCCAAGAACACCAGCACGGTGATCCCGTTTGTGGGCAAGGCGGCGGGGACCTACTACATCCGGTTCGACGGGACCGACACCCCGTATGCCGACACCATCACCTCCGGCGCGATCTATAGCGTGGTGTGGGCTGGGTCGACCTTCAGCACCATCACTCAGCTCGCGACCATCACCCCGACCGCGCCAGACATCAGCGCGATGAACGCCAGCACCTACTCGGGGATCACCTACGCGACCCCGGCTCTGCGCCTGATCGCCACGGAGAAAGCCTTCAGCGACTTGCTGTCGGCAGACATGACCTCGGGCAACTTCACCCCAACCGCCGCACAAGCGATGGAAGCCATCGGCCTGCGGATTACCGGTGTGCCGACCGCCAACCGGACCATCACCGTGCCGAACAAGGACAAGGTGTACCTGATCGTCAACGAGTTCACCGGTTCGTTCACGGTCACGGTGAAAACGGCGGCAGGGACTGGCATCGCGTTGGTGGCCGGCGAGAGCGCCGTCCTGTACTGCGACAGCACCAACGTGGTTCACATTTTCCGCCAAGGCGGGAACGTCCCGATCAACAGCCTGCTCAAGCTGAATGACACCCCGGACTCCTACACTGGCCAAGGCCTCAAACTGCTGCGCGTGCGGGAGGACGAAACCGGCACCGAGTTGGTGACCCCTGCCTCGGTGCTGACCTCCACCCTCGTGGTCAAGGAGGAAGGCTCGGCGGTTGACAGCGCGGTGGCAGGGATCAACTTCGAGGGCTCCAGCGTCACCGTGACCCAGACCTCTGCCGGTCAGGTGAAGGTGGCGATCACTGGTGGCTCCCCGCTGCAAGTGAAGGACGAAGGCACGGCGGTGGACTCGGCGGTCGTCGTGATCGACTTCGCAGGCGATGGCGTCACCGTGACCCAGCCTTCTGCCGGTCACATCCTCGTGACGATCCCAGGTGCTACAGGCGGCGCGGTGGACTACGACCTCTCGACCTACATTGCCGACAAGCGCCCAAGCGGCGCGGTTGCGTACCGCCACACCTTCACCAAGGCTGTGGACTTCGCGGCGAACTTCTCCCTGTCGGACGCCGATGCGGTGGCGGCGGCTACGGCCTCTGCCGTGTTCCTGATCAAGAAAAACGGCACCCAAGTCGGCACCCTGACCTTCGCGGCCTCGGGCACCACCGGTACCTTTGCCACCTCGGGCGGCGCGACCGTGAGTTTCGTTGCCGGTGACATCCTTGAGATCACCGCACCAAGCCCGCAGGACGCTACCCTGTTGGGTGTCTCCATCACGATGGCCGGTGTGAGGGCCTAACCCATGACGATCCTTTACGTGGACCCGGTTGCAGGGAACGATGCGAACGACGGTCTGTCGTTCGCCAACCGTAAGCGCACCATCACCTCGGTGACGACCGCCGCCGCCGAACTCGACACCATCAGGATGATCGCCAGCCCTGACCCGTTCAGCGTCGGCAGCGCGTCGTGGACTGACTGGACGAAAGACATCACGTGGACCAACACCTCCAACCTGAAAATTGACGGTTGCGAATCCGGCTGGACAGCGGCAACCAACGTCACGGTTACCCACCCGACCGGGAGCAAGGGCAAGACCGGCTCCAGCTATTTGCAGTTGGCCATCGCCAGCGGGTTCACCACCGGCAAGGCGGCGTACAAGACGCTGCCATCGGCCCTGACCGTCTCGGCGTTCCAGCAGATTGCCTTCTACTTCCAGTCGTACAACTCGTCGAACGTCAGTTTCAAGATTTGCCTGTGCTCGGACACCACCGGCAACACCATCGTGGCCGAGATCACGAAGACACTGACGTGGCTGACCGACTTCAACCAGTCGGACTCCACCACTACGCAAACGTGGACCCCTGTGCATCTGGACTACGGTTCGGCCCTGCCGGGAACCTCGATCAACTCCATCGCCATCTACATGACGGCGGACCCCGGCACGGTCACCCTCGGCTTCGACGGGTTCACCCTCTGCAAGGCCCCCGGCGCTTCCGACCTGATCGACCTGTATTCCCTGATCGGGAAGAACGCAGGCGGCGAGACGGAGTGGTACCCGATCACCGACCTGTCTGAGACCGGCGTGAAGGTTACGGGCAACATGTACAGGGTGGTGTCCGGTTTCACCTTGACCGACCGCGACTATCGCGGGACTACCGAGTCGGTGACGACCTACATCCGCAACCCCCTGAAGATCGTGGCCGCGTGGTCCAGCACGGAGTACCAGTACGTGCGGAACAAGATCACCATCGAGGGCGGCTACAACCGCACCGACATGAGCACCAAGACCGGTGAGACGTGGCTTTGCGGTATGACGATGCTCGCGGGGATTGGGCCGGACACGACCAACCGTTCGGACGTCAACATCCTGAACATCGGCTTCACCAACTTCACCACGGCGGGTGTGTCGCTATCTGTCGGGCAGGGCAAGCTGGCGACCACCTCGGTCTACGACTTCCTTGGCATCATCGCGTGTCTCACGCCCGTCTCCTACCTGCCGACAGGTGGCAGCAACTCGAAGCGGTATGCAGGGTACTTCGACTTCCGCTGCAAGCAGGTGTGGGCCAGCCTGAACCCGCTGACCACACCGAACCGCCCCGGCAAGTTCACCATCGGGCGTATCCACGGTTACCCGCGTTCCGACAACAGCTTGGCGGCATGGACTCCGGGCGTCTCTTTCCAGGCCAACCCGACCACCTACGCTATCGGCAAGATCGACGGCAACAAGGCTGCCATCCTGCTGGATGGGACCTTCAACGACCTCAAGTTGGTGGGCACGGTCATTCAGAACAACGACACCGACTTCGCGGTATCGCTCCAAGCCGACGCTCGGCCCTTCTGTCTGCACTTCGACAACATGGCCGAACTGATGCTGGATGCTGACTACGACGGCTCGTCCCTGTTCTACGCGATTGATAACTACCCTTCCTTGGTACGGCAGACCCGGATCGGCGGTGACCCAACGAAGAACCGGACCATTGTGAACGGCAACGAGATTTTCGAGAGCAGCACGGCGATCCGCCACACGGCCAGCGGGCTGTCGTGGCGCCTGCAAACGGCCAAGTGGGAATACTTCCACAACGACCGCCCCGCCGGGGCTCCGGGCCACCTGCTGGGCCACGTGGCATGTGAGGCCGACAAGGAGGTGACCGTCACCTGCTGGATGTACGTCGAGTACGACGTCTTCAAACAGTACGATGACCCGATGGACGACCCGGCGGCGGTGTGGGGCATCATGGTGCTGCCGGACGCCACCATGGAGATTCCGCTGATTCAGGTGGCTGCCAACATGGCGACCGTGGGCTCGTGGCAGCAGGTGACGCTGAACTTCACGCCGGGGGAGACTGGTGTGGTGCCGGTGTACGCCTACGTCTACGCCCAGTACGGCAGCTACGGCCCAGCCGAACTGACCCCGCCGGAAATCTACTCGGTCTACTACGATGACCTCGAAGTGACACAGGCGACCTGATATGACACTGCCAACCAGAGATCAACTGCTGACGCTGGACTGGACCTACGGCGGTGAGCCGTTCTTCACCGTCACGGCGAAGGCTGGAGTGAGCACGGACGCCACCTATGGTGGCCTGCCGTTTTTCCCCACCCCTTTCGGTGGCGGTGGCGGCGACCCTGACCCTGACCCACCGGCACTCGTCCCGGTCTACGTGTGGTTGGATCAGTCCGTGCCGCCTGTGACCTCGACCACGATTGCGCGGGAGACGGGTGACGTCCTGCTGATGGAAGAGGGCTTCACCCTGATCGAGGAAACCGGCTCGCTGGACAGCGGCACCCCAACCATCGAGCTGTTCCAGACCAGCACCCCGACCGCAGGGACGTGGGTGCTTGGGCGCTATTACCTGACCAACCGCAAAACGGATGGTGTGCTGCGCAGTCCGTTGCCGTCGCTGGCAGGCGCGCTGGAGGACGCCACCCTGACCCTCGTGGCTACCGGGAACACTCAAGTCACCTTTGACTGGGGCATTCACGGGCGCTGGTTCGGCACCAATGACCCAGATAGCAGCGACCTCCTGCGATTCCTCATCGACGACGTGGAGCAGATGGTGTGGTATCCACTGGAGGTGGGTGGCAGTGACATGGCCCTTGCCACGGGCAGCTACTCTTTCGTCGTGCCCGCTGGCACCTACGAACTGAAGTGGCAGTGGTCACGGCCACCGGGCACGACATGGAGTCCGCTTGAGAGCCATACTTGGATCACCAACCTGATCATCGACCCGACTTTCTGAGGTAACCCATGGCCAAGAAACTGAGCCAGCTCACGCCCGCTGGCACGCTGGCAGACACCGACCTCGTACTGGTTTCGGTCGGTGATGAGACACCACAATCCCGAAGCGCGACAGTGGCGCAGGTCCGAGGCTCGCCGGAGATCACCCTGCTGGATGAGACCACCGACCTCGGCTTGTTTCACACGATCAAGTTCGTGGGTTCCGTGGTGACTGTCACAGAGACCGCCGTGGGCGAAGCGACTGTGACATTCTCCGAGGGTGCAGGCGGCACGGCCACCCACCTCTGCGAGCTGACGATTGCGGGCAAGCCTGGGAGTCCGGGCGTGAGCACCACCCTTCGTCGCTTTGTCGCGCCAATGTCGATGACCATCCCTGCCAACTTCGCCGGGTCGCGGGCGTTCGCAGAGGTTGCAGCGACGGTGAACACCGTCATCTACATCAACAAAAATGGGACCAACATCGGCAACGTGACCTTCTACGCAGGCTCTCAAGTCGGCACTTGGAGCGCTACGCCGTCCGGTGCGGCTGTCACTTTGGTGGCTGGCGACTTCGTGAAGGTCTACACAACGACCACGCAGGACGCCACGCTGGCCGAGTTGGGCATCACGCTGGTGATCAACAAGTAAGGTTTTCGCAAAGGACTTTGCGAAGGTGGTGGCGGTACGCCAGTGCTATAATAGCCCGGAATAACGAAGGTGGACGACACCTCAAGGGGGACATATGGCAACGGAATCGAAGGGAACCGTAATCAGCTCGATCACGGCTGTTTCCACGACCGTCGCCGCCACCCTCCTGCTGGGCTTCTTGGGAACGGTAAAGGACATCGCCACCCAAGCCCCGCTGATCGAGGCGCACATGAAAACCACCAGCGCTGAGCTGGTGACGATCAAAGACAAGCAGGTGGAGCAATCGCTGGTGCTGGCAGCATTGGCGAAGGACTACGCCTCGCGTGACAGTCTGCGTCAGGAAATCGAGAAGCTGGACAGCAAGATTCGTGACCTCCAGCTTCAGCAGGCAGTGGTGAACAAGGCTCTGGAGCCGAGGGGGAGACGATGAACAGCGAACTGCTGACAGTGTTGATCCAGTACCTCAAGCAACCGTCGACTTGGCAGGGCATCACCCTGCTGGCCGGCTCTCTGGCTACGTGGCTGGGGGTTCCGGTGGAGATGGTGACCTCGGCTGGCGTGCTGCTGCTGGCCGTGATCCTGATCGTGAAGGATGAGCGCCCGACCAAGGACGTAGTGAAGGACGCCCTCGGCAAAGTGCTGGAAGACAAGGTGGACAAGCCATGAGCATGCCTGAGTTCGTACCCAAGTTCCTGACACCGCTGATCCTCGAAGAGTACATGCGTGGTGCTCGGTCTGTGCCGGGTGAGTGGGTCGTGTTCCAACCCCTGATCTACGAAGGCTCGCTGGGGCAGCTCACCGTGCCGCGTGGCTTCATCACGGACTTGGCGTCGATCCCGAAGTTCATGCGCGGCCTGCTCGATGTGAACGACTCACACCGCAGGGCAGCGGTGCTGCATGACTTCCTGTATTGCGCGCAGCATCTGACCCGCAAGCAGGCGGATGACCTGCTGCTTGAGGCAATGGAAGCTATCGGGGTGCAGGCCTGGAAACGCAACGCGATGTACGCGGCGGTGCGGGTAGGCGGTTGGGCTTACTGGAACAAAAGAGCCAACGAGCGTCCCGCAAACGGGAAAGACTTCGTTGGCCCTAACTACTTCAACGTCCCTTGAACTTGAGTCGCTTCTGAAAATCCTCTCGACAATCCGCATCGCAGAAGCGGCCCTGCTCCAAAGGTTCTTCGCAATTCAGGCAGTGGCCGGCGGCGGTACTCAGTACCTCTTCCAGCTCCTGTCCTGCCTTGCGCTGCCTTTCAATGGCCACTTGAGTCTGCAACATCTCCAGCTCTGAGGCGTTGTCGGTCCAGTCACTCATGGTGTTTCTCCTTGCGCGGTCGTCAGATGGTAGCGCGGGAGGCGGTCAGGTGAGCCGGGGGTAAGCCAAATCAGTGGCTTGAACTCAGCAGGGATGGGTTCACCCCTGTCCCGCAACAGCTCGCGGGCCTTGCACCAGAACTTCAGCGAGATCATGAGCTGCGGCGTCTGGATGGCCCGGAAGGGGCCGAGGTAGTCTTCACGACTCCGGGCCTCTTCCTCCTGATCCTGCTTGTACGCCGTCAGCAGCTCTCCAAACTCCCATGCACTTAGAACATAGCAGGCCATGACCCACCTCAGAGCGTGATCGAGTGGTTGAATACCGAGGAATCCAGTTCCCGGTGGCTGACCATGATCACCTGTTTGCCGCTCGCCGCCAGCAGGGTGGAGAACGCCAAGGCGTGTTCCGGGTCCATGTCGGCAGTCGGTTCGTCCATCAGGATCACGTCCAGCGGACATTGCGCCGCCTCTGCCAGTGCCATCTGCACAGCGCAGCCGATGATGGCGAGCTGGGCACCTGACCCTTCCTCAAGGCTCATCTCGAAGCCTTCCTCGAAGAAGGTAAACGCGCCTTCGCTGTCACGGCTCAACTGCTCCATGTAGCCAGCGGTCAGGGTGCTGGCGAACAGGCTGGCCGAAGCCATGAACACGTTCCACACCTGCTTGGAGTAGCGGTCGCGGTTGCCTCGGATCAGGTCGCGCAACTGTTCCATGGCCGACACCTTCACCAGCGCCTCTTCGTACTTGGCGTTGTTGGCCAAGCCGTTGGCGATCTCCTGCTCCAGCAGTTGCACCTGCGTCATCAGGTGGCCGGTGCGCTCCCGGTTCTTATCCCGGTCAACCATGATTTCGTCGTACAGCTTGCGGATGTCCGCCCGGTGCTTCTGCATCTGCTCCAGCAATTCGCCTGCATGTTCCACGTGGAACACGTTGTGCGTTTTCAGCAGCGCGTCGTGGGTGGCCTGGGCCTTGGCGTGCAGAGCGCTGGCGTCCTCGGCAACCCTTTCGGTGTCCTTCAGCTCGCCCATCGTGTTGCTCAGGTTGCGCGACAGTTGGCGCGAGTGCTCCAGCAATTCGTCCAGCGCGGCCAGTTCTTCCTTGAGGTTCTCGGCGTTTGGCAGGGGTGCCAACTCCAGCGACTTCAACGCCAGCGAGTGGCGCAGTTTGCCCGCGTGCGAACGGAAGTCCTCCAGCGCGAGGTTCTTGCGGCGCACGTCATCCTGAGCGCGGTTCACGGCGTGCTGCTCTTGCTCAATCTGGTTCCAGCGCTCGTGCAACTCTTTGACCCGCTCGTCCAGCACTGACAGGTCGCTGGTGGCTTTGACGACAGCCCGCTGCGCTTCCTCTGGGTTGAAGTCCTCCATTGGGCGCTGGCAACCGTCACACACCCCTTGATCCACGGTGGCGCGGGCGTGCCGGAGCCGGTGGACGAACTCAGGGCGAGCGCCCTTCAGCGCGTTCAACTCGTGCTCAACGAGCGCCTGCGCAGCGAGGTCAGGCTGTGGCCGCGAGTTCAGCAGGTTGGTGGCGAGCTGCAATTCCATCTCCAGCTTGTCCTCCCCATCGGTCAGGCCTTTACACTCACGAGTCAGGGTCGCTACCTCGATGCTCAGCGCACGGCTCTGGCGTTCCTGCTCAACGAGATTGGCACGACCGTTGGCCAGCCTGACGATGCTGTCAGCCAGCACCTTGTCCTCGCCGCCGCACAGCTTGATCGACTCGATCTGAAGTTCGGTCAGCTTGTCCTTCACGGCGGTGTAGCGATGGCAGGCGGTGTCCATGGTCAGGTTGGCGTAGTTCATCTCACGCTTGGCGTCGTGCAGCTCGGAACGGACCTTGTTCAGGCGGCGTTCCTCCATCTCTGCTTCCTCCAGCTCCCCGCTCAACTTCTTCAGGGCGGCGTTGTCCTTCTCCAGCAGAACGGTGGCCTTCTCCAGCTCAGTGCGGCAGGCCTCCTGCGTGGCCTGCTTCGGCGCAACGTCGATCTCTGGCGTCAGCTCAACGATGTGGCGATGCACCTTCAGGTCGTTGTCCAGCAGGGACAGCACGGACATGATCCGTTCCAGCCCGGTCAGCTCGGTCACGATCTTGAACAGCTCGCCGGAGCCGGCCTTGAGGATCGCGTCGGCAGCCTTCTGCTTGGCGTACTTGATCTGCGCGAATCGGCGCAGCGGCATGCCCAGCAACTCAGCGATGGCGTTGTTCACCGGGGTGGTGCCGCTGGCGACCAGCTCTTCCAGCCCTGCTGCATCCAGCCGTTTCAGGTTGGCGGCGGTCTTGGTGCGCTGGACGATGTAATCCCCCTTGCCGGGGATGGCGAACCACAGGGTCTGGCGGAAGCCTGCGTTGGTGCCACGGGTGGCGATGCGGCTGCCTGGAACCATGCGCGAACCGCCAAGGCAGAACAGGATGCCCAGCAGGATGGTGCTCTTGCCCTTGTAGTTCGGGCCGGTGATGCCGTTCAGACCCTCGGCAAAGTCCACCGTCAGGTACTCGTGTTTCTTGAAATAGTTCAGCTCAAGCTTCTTTAACATTGTCCCTTCCCCTTTGTTCCACTCGGCGTTTCGTCAGTTGCACGCGGCAGCGTGCGTCACAGAAAACCTCGCCTTCGAGGTTCACTGCCCGTCCACGCTCAAGGGCAGCGCGCAGCATCTGCTCCCTCGGAATGAACTCGCCTTGCACGTATTGGCCTTCCAGCGCCGTCTGGCAGAAGGCGCAGGTCAGTTCGCACCACACCTCTACCAGCATCAGTCTTCTCCCAACCCGGCCAGCGTGCGGCCCCAGAACGACAGGAACAGATCGAGCAGGTCAGGCATGCCCTTGAGGTCATCCATCACCACCTTGTCGATGGATTGGAAGTCGTAGGACACCGCGTCACCACCCGTGGCCTTGACGATCTCCGCCTTGTTGCGGATCGCCAGCGGCTCGTAGCAGGTCCACAGGCCACGGATCGCCTTGGCCATGTGCATCACGTGTTCTGGTGGGAGCTTACCCACCACCTCAATGAACTGGACCCCCTGCGGGACTGTCTCAGGCATGCCCCCGATCAAGGCCTCGGCGTCGAGCTGGACGTACTTGCCCTCCGGCGACCAGATGGTACGGAACTCATGCCCGCCGTCCGCCTTGATCTCCAGCACGCGCTTGGGGGTGATGTCCCCAAAACCAGTCGGGTGCATGTTGCCGAGGATGATCACCCTGCCCTCGAAGTCCTCACGGGGGTGGTGGTCGTGCCCGATCAGGATGTAGTCGATCCCTGCGTCCAGCAAATCCTTGGCCTGCTTGCGGGTAAACGACAGGGCTGTCTCGTCCACGGCGAACCCGGAGTCGTAGTTGCAGTGCAGGCAGAGGTACGCCTTGGGCTTCACGCTGCGGGTGATCCGGCGCTGGTGCGCCCACTCCGCCACGTCATCCAGCGAGCGCTGGAACAACTCGTCGGTGGTGTGGTGCGGCACGAAAATGAAGTCGAAGCCGGCAATCGAGTTCAGGTAGCAGCGCGACTCACCAAAGCCCGACAGCAGGATTTTGCAGTCGGACTCGTACTCTTCCATCAGGTGGCTCAGGAACTCCAGGCTCCCGACCTTGTTCTTGTCGGCGGTGACGTCGTGGTTGCCGGCCATGATGTAGTCGCTGTTCTCGGCAATCCTCAGCCCCTGCTGAATCACCACCTCGGGGTTGGTGAACTGGTCGAACAGGTCGCCCAAGCAGACCTTGTAGCAGCCCGCCTCGGTCCGCAGAAGGGTGTCGTCCACGGTCTTGAAAATGGTGTCGCGCAACCGCGCACGGCTGGCGACGGTGGTGTGGGCCTGCATCGTGCGGCCCAAGTGTGGATCGGTGTAGACGGTAATCACTGTGGTCATCTCAGGCCCCTGCTGCGCTGAAACGCGGGTTGTCGATCAGAGCGGCCTCGAAGACCGCCTTAAATTCCTTGAAACTCTTGAAGTGCATAACGATCCCATCGGGCTTGAGTCGCCCCCTGTAACTTGCACGGACCGTAGCCACGTGCTCGCCTGACCATAATTCAATTGCCCCGTCCTGCTGCGACAGGAACAGGACGTGGGTTACTGCCCCGGCCCGCGCCCAAAAGCGGAGTTGTGCTGCCTGACTGGTGTTCATCAGCGAGGACAAGCCACTCACCAGCGTCTGGTGCGTGTGGCTCGACTTCAGCTCGAACAGGTGCAGGTGTTGTTCCATCAAGAAGAAGAAATCCCCCGGCTGCTCCGGCATGTACCCGCCTGCCGAGTGTGCGTCGTACAGACGGTGAACCGCCGCCCGGTGCCGGGTGGTGATCCCCTTGCACAGCAGGCGGAAATCTTCCTCGAACTCCTTCCCTACCTCTTGCGGCGTCTTGGCCATGGTCTTCCCTCAATCACACGAACTGCTGGAGCTGCTGCTGGAGCTGCTGTCGCAACTCGAACTGCTGCTGGAACTGCTGTCGCCGCCGTAGCTGCTGTAGCTGCTGGAACTGCAAGAGCTGTGGGAGCGAGAAGGCGTGTAATCGTCGTCAGACCTCGACGTACTGTGGTGCGTGCTGTGGGAGCGAACTGGCGCGCAGTCCGGTTCGTCCCTGCGGGTGTCCGGCTGATTCATCGGGTTCAACGGGCTCAACGGGTGAGCCGGGTTCATCAGGTAGTCGTCGCGCCCGCTGCGATCCGCAGGCCTGGGACTTGACGACGCTGACCTCGGTGGTGGCGGTGCTGACGAAAACTTCGGCGGTGGCGGTGGTGTCGCCGCCCTCGGATTCCTCACAGGTGGCATTTGTGGCCGCCTAACCTCCCTTGGCCAGACCGGTTCCGACGTTTCATTCGCAAAGTCCTTTGCGAGATCGCGCTTACTCTTCTTCTTGCGGAACAACGACAGCAGGAACTCGAACATGGTGTAACTCCTTAGCAGAGAACAGCAATGCGACGTGGGCGAGAACATGCAACGTAGAGGCTTTGCAGTGCTTCCAGAGTGTTCTGGTTGCACAGGATGTCGGCGGTGTCGACGAACACGGTGTCGTAGGTCGACCCCTGCGCCCGGTGCGAAGTGATCGCGTGACACGGACGAATGTCGTGGATCGAGTCCTTCAAGTCCCAGAACGCTGCCCAAGAGCCGTTGCCGATCCGGGCGCTGTTCGACATTTCGGTGAGCATGGCGTTGTAGTCGCGGCGGCTGTCCTCGTGGACCACGAAGCCAACCACCCACTGATCCCAGAAGTCCGGCTGGATGGTCATGGCGTAGACTTTCAGGTTGCCGTAGATCGGGTGCTGCATGATGACGACGTGCTCGACGGTGCCTTCCTCGTCGGTCGCCATGCCCAGCTCATCGCCCACCATGATCGGCTGGCAGGTGACGACCCGCTCACCCTCGTGGAACGGCATCTCGGCAGCCATTTTCGGCCCATACATCGCATCGCGGATCAGTTCGTTGTAGAACTTCACCGTGTCGTTGCGCCACGCGATGACCTTGAACGAGTTAGGGTTGGCCTTGTAGCTGTCCGAGGTGAACGCCTCGCAGGCACGACGGCGCAGCGCCTTCCAGTTGAGTTTGTAGACGCCGCCGTTTTCGTCGTTGTCCGAGTCGAGCGACAGGTGCGCCTGCCCTGCCTGGACCAACCGGATGTGGTTGGCGAGGGTCAGAATCTGGTTGTCGTGACGCTCCACCTTGGTCAGCTTGCGGTAGTAGCGGATGTCCAGCACCTGCGAGCGCTCCTGCCCAACAGGTGGCAACTGGCAGCCGTCGCCCATGAACAGGAACTTCACGCCGAACTCCCGCGCTGCACGGCAGATGTGGCCGAACAGGGAGTCGTTCACCATCGAGCCTTCGTCCACCACGATGACGTCGTACTGGTTGGCCTTGTTGCCTTCCTCGTTGACGGTGATCTCGCGGCACTCGCCGTTGCTGTCCAAGCGCAGACCCAGCAGGGAGTAGATGGTGCTGGCGTCGATGGTGCCTTCCAGCTCCTGCCGCGCAGTCTCGCGCAGCACCTTGGAAGCCTTGTTGGTTGGGGCTGTGAGGGCTACCCGCAGGCGGGTCTCCCTGATGAACGTCTGCACGCAGGTGGTCTTACCGGTACCGGCACTACCCAGCAGCAGGAAGAACGGCTCCACCCCCTTGGCGAAGACGTGCATCTCGTCTACGGCTTCGCGCTGGTCACTGTTTAACTTGATCATCTACCACCCCCATTTCTTCTTTTTCGCTATCCATTAAAACGACAACATGCTGGAAATCCTTGGCCAAGATGTAAGCCATCATGGTGTCGGCCATCTGCACCGACATCCCACTGAAGGTGTAGTCGCGGTGAAGAATCTGTTGGTCGACCACCTGACCACCAAAGTCGCGGTAATCCCACAACGTGGTGGTTATCGTAAGCAGCCGCCCATGTTTGCCGGTGAACTTGTGGACCTGCTCATGGACATCACGGATACCTAACCGCTCATACCGCTGCTTGATCGACTCCACCGGCTCGTTCATCGCCGCCACCCCTCTGCGTACCAAGTGTCGAACAGCGCCTCGATCTTCTTCTCAGAAGGCCGGTCGTGCAGTTCGTTGGCCGCAACCTCGTGCCAGTTCCTGCCGATGGACACCTCTGCCAGCATCGGAATCTTGTGGCCTGGAGGCGTGATGTTCATCAGGTCCTGCGCACGCTCGACGAACTCGAACACATTGTCGATTGGCACCGAGTTGGTCAGCTCGTCATAAACCGGGGCGTACAGCACCGACCGGGTTTCTTCGTACAGGCGGGTGTGGTGCGCGTTGGTCATCACGACCTTCAGGATGTCCGCCGCCGTCCCTTGAATCTTGTGGTTCACCGTCTGCCGCTCAGCGCGTGCCCGCAGGCTGCCTTCCCGGCTGAGAATGTTCACGTCGCAGTGCTTGCGAGTGCCGTAGGACGTGGTGATGTACCCCTGCGTCCGACCTTCTGCGATGGTCTCCTGCTGCCACGCACCAAGGCGCGGGTAACCGGCGAACACACCGTCGATGATCTTCTGCGCGGCCCGCTCAGGGATGCCCAGCTTCATGCCCATGGAGAACGCCTGACCGCCATAGATGATCAGGAAGTTTACCGTCTTGGCCATTTTCCTGACCTTGACGACGGTCTTCTGCAACTTGTCGCCAACCACCTCGAAGCGTTCGTACACCGGGTTCTTGCGGTCCAGCAGGTTGCAGAACAGCTCGTAGTCCAGCGTGCCGGTTTCGCTCCAGATCAGCTCGTCGAGGATGCGCTTGCCCAGCTCCTGCTCCAGCACGTGACTGGCGAAGGTGCAGCCGGTCATGGCGTGGATGTCGCGGAAGTTGGCGCGAGTCATGCCGTCTTCGTCGATGTAGTTCGGCAGGCCTGTGTAGGCCTCAATCAGAACCGGGTCGTTCGCTTCGGAGCCAGTGATGCGCAGCTCTTCACCGGAGAAGTCGAGCGATACCGACACGTGGCTCGGGAAGCGCGGGATGTAGATACCACGCAGCGGACCCTTGGACACGGCCAGCATGTTCGGGTTGGCACCGGCAGGGCGACGGGTGATCGTGCCGCAGTTGCGAGTGCCGGGGTGAACCGCGCCGTCCCGTGGGTGTTTCCAGAACGGGTACTTCTTGTAGTACAGGGAGAAGCGGGTCTGGCATTCCTTGACCTCAAGGAACTTCTGCAAAAGCTCACGGCGCCAGTCACCTTCAGGGCAGTCCTCTGCCAGCGCAGCCATCACCGCCTCTTCGTTGGTGCTTGGCGCACCTTCCAGGCCCAGCTTGTCGCGCTGCGAACCACGGTCAGGGAAGGTGCGGATGCGTACCGGCAAGGCCAGCATGCAGTAAAGCATCTCGGTCATTTGCTTGGCCGAACCGAAGTTCAGCTCGCAGCCTGACTCGATCACCTTGCCGCTCTCGTGCAGGATGTTGGCCTCGACGTACTGCTTCAGCGCGTTGAAGGCAGAACCAGCCCGCTCCTTGAACTCCTGCATGCCGCACTCGGCAAACAGGGTGACCAGCTTGTCAGCACGCGGGTCTACGCCCTCGGCGGTCAGGTCAGCCTTGATGCTGATCAGCCACTCGGTCAGGCCGGCAGCGCTCAGCTTCTCCAGTGGGGTCTTGATCCCCACCAGTTCGGCGCAGCGGCTGAAGCCCTTGGCGGTCGGCATGAACTCTTCAGGGCGGTGCGTGGACGTGAACGGCACGTACACCGAGGCCTCGGTCCAGCGAATCACCGACTCAGCCAGCTTGGCCGAAGCCTGCGCCCGGTTCAGTTCCTTGGACATGTGCAGGCGAATCTGCGCCTCGCCCTCGGCACGCTTGAGCTCCATCGCCCCTGCCGGATTCTGCTGACGGCAGTTCTCGGACAGCAGCTCGCGGATGCGCAGCATGTTGGTGTCGATGGTGATCTGGTCCGCCGCTTTCAGGCGCTCCATCTCTTCGTAGTCAATCATCACGCCGGTTTCAAACGACCGGTTGAATGGGTGACAGGTGAAACGGTCACGGTAGTAGGCGAAGTCCCACTGCTCTTCAAGGCAGAGGGTCAGGTACTGGAGCATGAACAGGCGACCGGAGACATAGGAGTCGTCACAGCCGTAGGCCAGCACCTGCTCACCGGTCAGGTCGCGCATGTCCTTGGCGCCGTGCTGCTCCAACAGGTCTTTGAAGCGGGTTTGCTCGTAGCTGAAGTACAGGGCGGTCTGGTCCTTCAGGCCGGCGAACTGGTTTTCATCGACGTAGCTGGCAAGGACCTGGGTACAGATAGGCCCTTCCAGTTGGAAGTTCAGGTCCTGCTTCGACAGTTGTTCCTCGAAGCGGGCGTTGTGCGCCACGTAGTCCAGCTCAGCTTCTTCGATGAACGTCAGAAACTGGGCGAGGGTATCCCTTGGGGCATTCGCGGTGTCCTTGTGTTGAACAGGGACGTAAACGGTGTGCTGGAGGTTTGCTCCATAGCAGAACGAGCCGCCTGTCAGGCGCTGCGAGAGCACGTCAACGTAGTCACCTTTGGCGGCGTCCGGTAGGGCTGGCTTCCAGTCCTTGCCGAGGGCGTCATAGGTTTCATAGTCGAAAGGAACGTAGGGGGTTTCGCAAAGTGCTTTGCGAAAGTGATCGAGAGTAGCAGGGACATCCTCTTCTTCGATCAGGGCGAAGCGGGGCAGGAACGGCTCGAACAGGTCGAACATGTAGTCCGCGCCTGCTGAATGCAGCACTTGCTTCACGCGCTCAGCGTCCGCCATGCGGACATACCACTCAGGCCGGATGATCTCTTTGGCCGTAGCGCGGTGACACAACTCAGGGTGGAGGTCAGCCAGCAGGTACATGGTCCGCCAGATGCCCCGGTTTTCGTACAGCTTGTTCAACACTTTGCAGTTGGTGGCTTCAACCGCCATCTTGAGATAGCTGAAGTCGTTGGCCCGTACACAGGCTTCCAGCTCCTGCATCCCGTCCAGCTCGTAGGTGTCCAGCAGGAACTGGAACGCCTTTGGCCCGATCTGCGGCACGCCGCCGTACTCGTCGGAGGTGTCACCCACCAGCGACTTGTACAGACGAATCAGGTGGTGCGGATGGCCCTCGAACTCGGTGGTCACTTCGCCGCCGACCAAAACCACGCAGTCGTCGGCGGTCAGTTGCACGAGGTCGCCGTCAACGGTGTAGACCAGCTTCGGTACACCCTTGACCCGCTTGACCAGCGCGCCGATCACGTCGTCCGCTTCGGTGCCTGCCACGATGACGTTGTGCGCGCCGATGTAGGCCAGCAGCACCTTCGCCTTCTTGTACAGGTCAGCGAGTTGGACTTCCTGCGCTTCGTTCTTCTCGCGGGCTTTCCGCTTGACCTTGTAGTTGGGGAAGATCGACGTTCGATAGTCCGTACCACCATCCCAAACTGCAATGATGTTCAGGGGGGCGAACTCTTGGAGGATGCCCCGCAGGTACCCATCAATGAAGGTACGGAGGCCGAAACCGGAGGTGTTGACTGGGGTGCCGCTGGCGTCGAGAACGGCGTCAGGGTCTTTGCCGCGAAAGTACGAGTGGATCAACAGTCCCTTGATGTCGAGCAGGACGATCCCAGGAATTTTAAGCATGGCTCTACCTTTGTGCAGGCGTGCGGAAAGAAAGGCCCGGTGGTTTCCCACCGGGCTTACCTGTCTTGATCAGATCAGTTCAGGCTGACCAGCTTGAAGTTCCACGGGTAGAACGGGAACTTGGTGTTGGTCACTTTCTCGCCGCGAGAGAAGTTGGTCTGGTAGCCGTTAGGGTCCAGGCCATGCTTCATCTGCTGGATAGCGGTGTAGCCGGAGAAACGCCCGCAGGACGTTGGGCTCACCTGCACAACAACCAGACTACCGATCAGGTCCTCGACGTCTGCGTCAGGGTCGTGGATCACGGTAATCATGGTGAACGCTTCGATGTATTCCTTCAGCTCAGGCTTGAGGCCTTTCGCTTTCCATTCCTGAACCTTGGCACCAGCTTCGGTGTTCGGGTCTTGGAACTGCTTCGCTTCGTCTGCGAACACGACATCGCCGTCGTCGTCACCACCCACGCGCATGGCGACCTTCTTACGGGTACCAGTGATGATACCGTCGAAGCCCTTTTTGCCGTCAAACGCTTTGGTGGAGCCGGAGACTTGGAACTCGCCGTCTTTCAGGACGATGCTTGGGAAGGACGAGAAGTCAATTTTCAGACCCTCGAAACCACGGTTTGCCATGTCGCCAAGCATCGCAGCCTGAGAGGCAGTGCGCTGAGCGGAGACAGTCGGAGCAGCAGCTTCCACAACCGCGACGGCGGTTTCGGTGCTTTCCAGTGCAGGGGTAGGTTCGGGGGCGACTTCGAGAACGTCATCAGACGCTTCAACAACGAGAGGGGTTTCACTTTCAACTGCTGCTGCGGCTTCAGCTTGGGCTGCTTCCAGAGCTTTGTTGTCGACAGCTTGGGTATCTTTAATCAATGCCATTTTCCATTTTCCTTTTCGATTGCAGTTCGGACTTCAGTTCATTTACTCCCTCTCGGGTGAGACTGATTTTGCCAATTCCTGCATAGGAGTCAAGAGGAAAATGTGTGTGCTGTACAAATTTTTTATGTACAGCACACACCATTACTTAGGCAAAGTTGTAAAGATGGCGGAGCGTTGTTGGGTCGCGGGTGACTTGGCTGATGTCGGTATCGCGGCGCAGCATCTCCTTGATAGCGTGCGGCGCGATGGTCGACAGAGCCTTGATGACGTAGATGTTGCACTGGTACCGCTGGCCCGGTCGGTCGATCCGATCCATCGCCTGCGTGAAGTCGCCTGGACTTGCCATGGGCTCGCCAAAGATCGTGGTGTGGGACACGCTCTGGAAGTTAAATCCCGCCCCTGCCGACTTGGGGTTGGCAATCAGCAGGCGACAGTTGTCGTCGAACAGGAAGCTCTGGCGAGCCTTCTCCCTGCCGTTCGCATCCACGCCGCCGTAGATCAATGCAGGGTTCCATTTCGCAAAGAACTTTGCATAACGCTCGACGGTATCGCGGAAATGCAGGAACAGGATGACCTTGGTCTCGCTGGCTGCGGTGTCGATCAGGTCGTGGATGGTGGCGACCACGTGGTTGTCGATGGTCTGGCTGGCGGGGATGAAGGCTTCCGGGCAGGTGACGATCTGCAAGCTCTTCATGCGAAGGTCCTGCTCCTGCAAGGCAGTGATCACCTCGTTGCCTTCCAGTTCGAGGAAACGTTCGGCCAGCAGCTTCCTGTACAGCGTCAGGTGCGGCGGCGAGAGCTTGACCGGAACCTCGGTGATGATCGGCGTCTTCAGTTCCACCAGCTCGGGAATCTCCCGCTTGAGCACGCGCCGCGCCCGCTCGTACAGGATGGTCGAGAGTTTGTCGTGCCCGGTGTAGCCGTCCAGCACGGTGAACCAGCGCTGAATCTTGCCGCCCTTGGTGATCCGGGGCTCCTTCAGCTTGTACCGTTTGTAGACGCAATGGGTTGCCATGAACTCGTCGTAGGAGCCGTAGTGCCCCGGCGACAGCAGCTTGACCAGCATGTAGCAGTCGGTCATGCAGGTGTGCATGGGCGTCCCTGTCATCGGGATGAAAGCCGTGTCCGGGTCTTCCGGGTTGCCCACGTAGTTTTCCACGTGCATGGCGAACACCTTGCCGGGGGTCTTCCACTTCTGCGATTCGTCGGTGATCAGGACGTCGTAGCCTGCCGCCTTCATCACCAAATCCAGCTTGCGCACGGCGAACATCTCGTAGGACATCACCATGATTTCCGGCCACGAGTTGTTCTTCTTCCACTCAGCAATCAGCGCGTTCCGCTCTGCCGGCCCCTCGTCGAGGATGTGGACCCGGACGTACTTGTCGATGCCGACGAACTCGGAGTAGACCGACTCTGCGAACTGGACGGTCAGCGAGGCCAAGGTCACGACCAGCACCTTGTTGCCGAGGCCGATGTAATGCAGGGCGGTGGCGACGGCAGGGAGGGACTTGCCCGCCCCGGTCTGATCCAGCAACCCGTACCACTGGTAATGCGCGCAGAGCGACAGCCCAGTCACCTGCGAACCGAATGGCTTCTTGTCCAAGCGCACGAAGGGTGCGAAGGCCGGGTATCGTTGGATACCCGCCGCCTGGAAGTATTCAGCCAGTGTGGGACCATCCATCATTGACCCCTCCTGTAATCAGGCTGGTGTCGATGTTCTTCTCGCGCAGTTTCTCGATGTTGAGGAACAGCATCGGGCGGCTGTCGCCCATGCGCTCGAACTTTTTCAGGCCGGCAAAGTAAGGCTCTTCCATGACGAGTTTCAGGAACTGGCTGACGTTGCTGATGACCGGCTGCTGACGTTCATGGCTGGTGACGAACTGGACGTAGGCCACGAAGCAGAAAATCGGGTCGATGATCAGGAACTCGCCCTTCGGCGGAACGAAGTATTGCAGGCCTTCGCGCAGGGCAACGACCGACGCCCCTGCTGCTTCCGCGCCCTTCGACAGCGCAATGACCATCGCCATCTTGGCCACGACAATATCGGTTTCCGACTGGACCACGGTGCCAACCAAGCCGTCGCCGGAAGCCATGTTCAGCAGTTCGTCTTCGTCTTCGCGGGCCTTCGCCGCAGCACGGCTGTACTTGGCGATCAACTGATTGGCGTAATCGTCCAGCAGGCTCTCAGCCTCGGTCAGTTTCAGGGAAGCGGCAGCCTTGCGTGCCTGCCACAGTCCGACAATGGCGACCTGCAACGAATAGCGCGGGCGGTCGTCCATGGAATCGGGCAGCAGGGCGCTGGCCTCGTCCATCAGGGCTTCCATCTCAACCAGCGTGGTGTTCATCGCCTGAATCATCAGCGCCTTGCCGAAGCTGCGCAGGTACTTCCGGTTTTTCCGGGCGTACTCGAAGTGTTCCTTTCTCCCGGCGCGCTTCTGCTTGGTCAGGTGAATGCGCAGGGAGCGCTCCTGAATCGCCGGCATCTCGATCTCCTGCTCGGAGCAGACGATGATTGGGGACGACAGGGGGATGACCACCGTCTCGGCGTTGACCCGGCCCATGCCGTTGCCGCCGATCTTGCCCTTGATCGCGGACTCACCGCCCCAAGTCTGCTTGATGCGCTCGCCGGTTTCCTTGAACTGCCTCGGCTCCATTTTCGACTTGTTGTATTCCTCGATGATGCGGGGAATCGTCGTGGTGGACGACAGGTAGTCGAGCATCCCGTAGGACGTGGCGCTCGGGGCGTTGATGCCGGAGTCCAGCGACATGTAGTCGGTGCCGTTGATCCACGTCACGATGCCTGCGGTGATCGACTTACCGGAGCCAGCCGAACCCCACAGGCTCAGAACCGGGAACTGGTTGTGCAGGTACATCAGGTGGGTCTTGTAGTGGCAGGCCGAGGACCACCCGACAATGACGCCGATCTCGATGGGCTTGTTGATCCGCAACATGGCCGACAGCGCCATGTCCGTGGCCTTGTCGCCCACCTCGGGGACCGAAGCCTTGCCGAAGTGCGGACGAGCCTGGAGCTCCCCGGAGAATTGGTGGGTGCCCTTGACCTTCATGTTGTTGATCGACATGTCCGGCTCAACGTAGGTGAAGACAGGTTCGTCGCCTACGAAGTCCAGATGAATGCCGGATGTATAGACTTTAAAAACCTCACCCACGTCCTGAGCCTCCTTGAAGATAGCAATCTTGATCCGCTGCACGTCCCCGTCTGACCCTTGGAAGGTCAGGTCGGAAATCCCTTCGATCTCTTTCAGGAAGGTGGAGCGACCACTGAACGAACTCTCTTTGAAAGTGATCTTCCCATCCTGCACACCGCCCTTAAAGACCCCCATGTTGGTGGCCGTGCGGCGGGGTGACCTTCCGTCTTGCGGAACCTCGATCACCACGTCCTGCGGTTGCAGGACGAAATTGGTTACACGTCTCCAGTTATCACCATAGCGCACGTAGTATCCGTCCACGCGGGTTTCTGCGCTGATGTCGGAGTCGTTGCCTTCCCCGTCCGCGTTGCTGCCGGCCTCAATCGCACAGCCTTCGCACGGGCGTTTGCCCAGCAAGGCGCGGATGGCGTTGCAGCCGAACGAGAATCCCGGCGTGTGCTCCACGTAGCGGATTTGCGCTTCGATATGCTCACGGCGCGTCCGGGCGTTGTGGTACTTGCTGGAGTGGTTGGCCTCGGCGGCACGGGACGCCAGAGCATCGGCCACCATCGGCTCAACCCCTGCCCGGACGATGTACGCCGCAAGCTGGGTCGCCACTTGGTTGAAGTTGGCCTCGCTCTTCAGGTTCTTGCCATCGCAGAGCATCTGGACGCAGGTCGGCGGCTCGAAGCGAATCTTTTCCAGCTCGCTGGAGGTGGCAATGATCACCACCTTCTGAGCCGTACCGATGCGCTTCTTGGCTGCGTCGAACAGGGCCGACAGCTCCGGCACCGGAACCTTGGGCACCTCTTCGCAAAGGACTTTGCGAGGCCCGCTGACCAGTGTCAGGTACAAATCAGGGTCCAGCGCCATCAGCTCAGTGACAGTCACCGGCACCCGGTAGCGTCCGTCGAACCGTTCCACGTTGGGGATGCGGAAGCTGTTGCCACGGCCACCGGAATAGACGGAGTAGTCCACGCCTGCCACGTACAGGTCGCGGGCCATTTCCTTGTAAATCTCGGGCAGGCGCTTGAAGAACCGCCCCGACGAGAACAGGCGCTCATCCACAAGGATGTGCAACCCCTTCGAGCCAGACAGGTAAATCTTGATCCCGGCCTCGGGCGTGCCAAGGGTCAGCAGGCGCTGCACCAGCTCGTTGCCGCTGGCAATGGCCTGGGCCAAGTCGCCCTTGCAGTCGATGTCGAAGTACAGGGGGCCTCGGTATGCGAGGCTGTCCCGGTTCCTTGGGTGGTCGGGATCGTCACCATCCTGAACCATCTGGTTGATGGTGAGGATGGTGAGTTTCTTCGCGCCATTCGACAGGGCAGTGGCAACAACCTCTTCACCGCCTTTATCAGAAATGACGAACCACGAGTCCTTCTCGTGCCGCTGATAGTACCTGTACATTCAAAATCCCCCACGGCCCGTTCTTTTTCTTCTTAGCGACCCTTGCTGCTTTGAACGTTGCCGGCCTGAATCTCAAGGATCAGGCGGTCAACGGCCCGAACGGGTACCGGTCGATGGCGGGGGGTGCCTTCGGTGGCGAACCAAGCGGCCACGTAATTTGCACTGTAGCCGGTGTAACGGGAAACGTCGTTGCGGGTCAGGCGGTAGTGAGACGCCAGTTGCCGCAGGTATGCGGTGCGTTCAGAGTCGGTGATGCTTTCGGTATAAAACACCTTACCGGACTCGGTGGTGATCTTCATGGTGGCTCCCTTTTGTGTGCGACCGTCTTGTAACTTAGTGTACCTAGTACAGGTTTGCAAGCGGAAAAAACCCAGACTCTGACGGGTTTTATCGCGCCTGACTACTGCCCCATTTCAAGGTCAGGGAGACGGATCGCTCTTAGCTCCCTGTCTGCCTCAGCATCCACAGGGTTGAACTCCTTCTTGCGAACTTGCATGAACCGCTCTTCGAGCAGTTCATTGTGGCTGTACGTGCGCTCTGGCCGGACCAGCGGCAGGTCAACCATCGGCAGCGTCCTGTCCACCCCGGTCTTTGGGGTCGCGTGCAGCAGGCGCAGGTCCTTGACGCCACGGACGACGGCTTCGTTGGCCAACATCTGCGCCTGGAACTTGCGACTCTGCGGAACAGTGATCGGCGCGTCCGTCAGCTTCTCCAGCACCAGCGGACGTTGCCGTGGGCCAAAGTTGTTTCCATGTACGTCAGCCTTCGCCCGGAACAGCGCGTAGTCCACACCCTTCACCAACCCACGTCCGAGAAGAACTTTGTGCAGGTTGCCGGTGGTCGGCTTGTTCGGCAGGTCTACCACCAACAACGCCCCTTTGTTGGCGTCGTTGTAGAGAGCCGCGAGGCCGTCGTAGATTGCGCTGGAAGTCAGAACATGCGGTTTTACAACAACGACTGCCTTTGGCCGTCCTTCGCGAATGTAGCTGGCGGCTGCGGTTGCTCCTTCGACGATGGCGACCGCCAGAGGCGGCTGCACAGTTTCAGTTTGATCGTTCATTTTGCTTCTCCAAAGCCCAGCAGGGCGACAGCCAACTCATCGGGGTCAACGTCGTCGTCCACGATGGTTGCCAACACCTGCTCAGGCGTTACATTAAGGCTGCTGCACAACTCACTCATCCTCACCGGATGCCCAGCAATCACGGGCTTGAGGAAGTTGAGGCGGTCCATCCGGTTCCACGGCTCTTTGGCCAATGTCAGGTTGTCGAGCGTGTATGGCAGCTCCGGGTTCAGGGGAGTCAGCCAGCGTAGGTCAGGCCGGCTCAGGTCAACGAGGTGACAGAGCACTTCCTGATACGCCCGGACGAAACCGGTTTTGATGTCGCGTTTGAACATGTCGTCCAGCGTGCCGCCCCAGTAGCTGGGAATCCCCTCGGGGTAGCAGGCCTGCATCAGCTTCCATTGCACCCGCAAGGCATCCGGCAGGGTGCCCCAGAACAGGCGCATCAGCAGCTTCTGCTGACAACAGTTGTCCCGGCAGCCGGTGTGCTCGACCAGATACCGGGTCAACTGCTCGGTGGTCAGGTAGTGATCCTTTCCGCAGACGCAGGTGACCATGTATCGGAGCGAGCCATCCGGCATTCGGTCCTTGTATTGCAGGCGAAACGCCCCGTACCACCACCCCGTAGGCAGTTGGTGGAATACCGTCTGCTCCGCTTCGTGAAGCATGGCTTGCGCCTCTGCCAGCTTCCTCTCGTCCGTCCAAGTCGTGCGCAGGCGCAGGATGTCTGCCGCCTGTACCAGACAGTGGACGGCTGGATTGTCCCGACGTACTTGCGGGACCGGACGCTGACCCGGCTTCACGGGCTTGTGCTTGGCGACATTCCCGCCAATTCTGACTACGGTGGTCATTTTCCCCCCTTATTGACTTCGGGATTTTATACAGTGTACCGGTAGAGTGTTGACATCGGAATCGTTATCAACGGTTTGCCAGAAGTATTTTTCACCGTCTCACTATCCATGCAGGCCGGTCGTGGGTACAGGTTGTGCGCCGCTACAATGAAGCAGCGAGGTTTCCCCTTGCCCGTTCTGAGGTCGACAACCTTGCCCACCTTCATCAAGAGTTGGTACCCGCCTCCGTAATACACCCCGAAGAACTTGAACCGCGTCTTCAGAGGAACGTCGTGATTTTGCTTCGACAGAACCTCCATCAGGTAGCGCACAGCCGCCCCAGCGACCGCGTGGATGACTTCTTCATCATCACACCCTTCCGGCATGATCCGCCGGAAGTCCCGTAACACCCCTTCCTTCAGAGACAGCGTTTCCGCCACCACCGGAACCTCTTCAGGAAGATGCCCAGCCTTTAGCTTCAGGTGCGTTGTGAAACAGTGAACCGACCCCATTCCCTAATCCCCTAGATTTTTATTAGTGTTCCTAGTGTACACGATTGGGTCTTCTGTATTGACAAGTCTGTGGACCCAATACCCCTCATATAGTCGTTTACCAGAACGCGGTAGCTTTCTGGCTGCGGTCCAAATGTAGGGCACCAGCAGAATCTCCCCCTGCGGGCGGTGGTCCAGTGGCTCATCACTGTCCAACCTTGGGTTCTTCATGCGCTCCTTTAACGTCTTCGGGTTGAAAAAACGGCGCTGGAACTCGGGGTCAACCAAGTTCCGCGCCAGCTCCATTACCGCGTGCAGAGGGTGCTCATCCTCCCTAAACCTCAACACGCGGTACTGCCGGTGGGCCTCGTCGAAGGCGAGGATCGAGTAGAAGTCGACCTCGCACTTCAGCACCGTTGCCTCTTCGTCCTTCTCCAGCAAAACTTCTCCAGGCCATACAGCCATCTGACTGATCGGGTACCACGCCTTGCTCCAGTTACTGCGACCCATCATTCGCAAGGTAACTGGCTCAGTGCGACGGTCGTTGAAGGTCAGAACCAACGGCAGGGAGTCACCCTCTGTCGGCTCCACGCCAATGCTGGCCAAGTTCCCCAGCAAGTCGTCGTCCTCCAACACCCATGCGAGCGAGCCTTCTCCGTCCCTGTTCACCTCGACATCCTCGCAGTCCTCCGGCAGGCCCTCGCCACGGACGGCTTGGAAGCCCTCCACGACGTGGGACACTGCAAGGACTCGACGCCAGATGAGTTTTTCAATGGCGATCAAGTCCTGTCTGTTCATGCTGTGTAGCTCTCCAGCGTGACCGGCTCTTCCAGCAGGTCGTCTGGATCGAATGTTCGGAAACTCGCCGCCTCCACATCCCAGCAGATGATCAGGTTCTCTGGGTACTTGCGAGGTGCTTTGTTCGGGTCCTTTGGTGGCGGCGGTGGCAGGATCGAGGGGTGCAGCGTGGCGCGCATTTCGCGGCGCTCGCCGGTTGCCTTTTTCTGGAACACGACGCGAACCAGACCCTTTTCCAGCAGTGCCATAACTTGTGCTTTTTCCATGATTCACCTCACAGGTAGCGCAGGGGATTGAAGCGGTTGATGTTGCGGGTTAACACGTTTTCCAGCAGCGAGTCGGTAGGGAAGTCGTTCGCAAAGTCCTTTGCGACCGACGACTTGTACATCTCGCTGTATGCCTTCCAGAGCATGTCAGCCTCGATTTGCATCTTGGCCAGCTCGTTCTGGATGTTCCGGTATCGCTCGTGCGAAGCCTCCACGTCGGCGGCATAGGCCTTCTGAGGCCACAGGCCGAGGTCGATCTGGGTCAGCAGGGGTTTCACCTGCTGGGCGTTGAAGGCTTCGAGGGCGACAACCAACACCTCCTGCATCCTCGCCACAGCGCGCTTGGCCTCCAGCAGCAGGGTGGTGCGCAGCTTGTGCCCTGCCAATGCCGCCGCATCCTCGGCGCGCTGGCGCTGGGCTTCCACGGTGCGCAGCCCCTTGACCGAGTAGGGGATGTCGACCGTCAGCTCCAGATGCACGCGAGGCGGGGTCCGCTGCAAACCTGCCTCGACCTGATAGGCCAGCGCCACGGCTTGGCGGAGCTGTACGCCCCACTCTTGGTTCTTCAGCACCTCACCCAGCTTGTTCGAGAACGCCTGATAGGCCTTCTTTACCGGCTCAGGCAGGTGTTGGTACGCCGCCTCACTGTCGTAAGGTTCCAGGCGCAGGTAGGCGGTGGACGAGGCGTGGGCGTACCGTCCACCGCCTTCCGTGACATGCTCCGTGGACGTGGTGACGTCTGGCACGATGTCCAGCGGCAGGTCCTCGTCCTCGAAGTTGTCGAGATTGCATTCGTCCGGCAGGTAGAGCAGGACGAGATTCAGGTCCGCGTAGAAGCGGTGCGCTACGTTGAACAGCATGTTGATTTCCTCGATGAAGGTTCAGATGCAACAACCCCGGCGGAGGCCGGGGTTGGGTGTTAGCTCTTGGCCTCGATCCGTTCCTTGAGGGAGACGGCCTCGGCGTCCGTGATGACCCCGTAGTGGTGCATGTCATTCACGGCAGACTTGAGGATGGCAGCCAGCGGCGCACCCATGTTGAGCGGAGCAGCCGGCGCGGTGGCTTCTGCTACTGCCTCGGCGTTTGCTTCAGCGGCGGCTTCAGCAGCAACCGTTTCGACGGTCTCAGGGACCGCCACCACGGCGGCTTGGTTGAAAGCGGGACGGTTGGACTTGTTTGTCATCTATGTTTCCTCGGTTGTTCGCAAAGGACTTTGCGAGATCAGGGGCGTTTATGGCGCTTCTCAAGCAGCAGCGCCATTGCAACGACAATAGCCAAAAAGCCAATGTCGAGCAGATGGTCCCAATTATCTGGTGACGTGTCATACAGGCACATCAGGACTCCAAGTAGCTCTTGAGCGTACCGGAGGCTGCTTCAAAGGTACTACGCCACGACCATTCACCCCTGAAGTACGCCCTGAAGGAATCCCCGTCGATGGTGAATGTTTCGTCGATGGACATCTCCACCATGTCGATCACGTTGGTGTATTCCTTGCCGAAGTATTCAGGCTTTGGCAGGCGCAGGATGACGTTGGAGAAGTCACCCTTGAGGGAGCGTGCCAGCGCGTCGGTCAGGAAGCGAGTCACCGCTGCCTTGTAGTCGTCCAGCGCCTGAGCGTATTCGGCGTCGTGCGCTTCCTTGCCATTCCTCAGTGCCTCAAGCAACTTCTCACGCTTAACGGTCACCTGTTGCTGTCGCAGATTGATCACTGTGTTCCCCTCAGTCTTTCGATTTGAACATGAGCATGACCGCCATGAGCGCGGCGACCAGCACAAGGTCGGCGCACATGGAAAGCAGACGGCTGGTCGAATCGACCAGCACGACTGCACCGGCCAGCCCGAAAGCCGCCCAAAGGCGAAACTTATCGAGCCAGCCTTTCATTACAGAGACCTCACGAAGTCTTGCAACTTCTTCAGCTTCTCGGCCTGCTCAGCGTGGTCTTCACGCAACAGCGCGGCTTCCTCTATGCGGGCAGCGATGGACTTCAGGCGAGCGTTCATCTCTTCGCCCAGCGTCACGACCTCAGCGGCCAGTTCACTCAACACGTCCAACGACTTGTTGTGAGCCGGAGCCTCTGCCGCCACCGGGGCCGGAGCCTCGATCACAGCCTTGACCACGACCGGAGCCGGAGCTTCGACCACTTCCACGACCGGGGCGTCAGCCACAGGGGTGACTACCGCCGTGACCACCGCCGTGGCCTCTGCCTCGACCTGAGCCGGGGCCGGAGCCTCGATCACAGGTTCAACCGGTTCCGGTTCCTCGACAGGGTGAATCACCACCGCTGCAACCAAGACCGGCTGCGGCACGAGCATCCCCTGATCCTGCGGTTCGGCAGGGCGAAGGGTACGCTTCGGACCCGGACGGCTACGACGCTTGTACTGACCGGCTTTCGGCTCAGTGATCAGGCGTGCGTCCTTCAAAGCTCCCAGGCATGCAAGCAGCTTGGGTTGCTCGATGGTGCCGACCAACTCGTTCTTTTCCAGATAGCGCTTGATCATCGGGAGGTCCTGCAACTTGTCCTCCGACATGGCACTGAAAACTTTCTGTGCCAGCGCTGATTGTCCGCGAAGCATGGCGTCCATGCGTGTTGCGGAGGCCATCACAGGAAGTCCTTCAGACGCAGGTTCAGGCAGCCAGCCGCCTGTTCCAGAACTTCCATCTCAGCCGGAACCTGAATCTCGCCGTCCGCCTCAGCGACGGTCAGCATGAAGTTCAGGACGATGCCGGCGTTTTCCGGGTCGTGCGCCAAGTCCCCCAGCTCTTTCTTCGCGTTCATACGGATGATGCGAGCACCACCTTCCAGATAGTCAGCCTTGGCGCGATCAATGATCAGGCCCAGCTCAGCCCCAAAGCCCGACAGTTGCGGCGCGTTGCGCAGCAGGCGGTCGGTCTTGTCCATTTCCTTCGTTCCGATCTCCCCGTCAGCACTTGCCACCCAGTAGCAGCCGTAGATCGCGGCCTGTGCAAGGTCGCGGTTCTCGAACTTCACGACAGCTTGAGTGGCTTGACGTGCTTTACGACCGAACAATTTCCCCATACCCAACATATGTATTCCCCTAGTGCTAATGGCCGGAGTTATTCCGGTTTTGTTTTCCTGTCTGCGCGGTTGCTACAGATCAGGTGGTTTTGCCTGTGGCTCAAGTGCCAAGGCGTTTCATGATGGCAATCGGGACAGTGGACATAGCCCACCGGATCGCCCGGTTGCACCTCATTCATCTCCTGCATATGGCAGGTTGCAAGTCGTACTACATCCGGGTTCCCGCAATTTGCGCAGTGGTGTTCTGCCATGGCGCCCCCTTCTTAGCTGTAACCGCGTTTGAAGTTCACCCCCTTTATCCAGAGTTTGGAGTGGGTATCGAACACAGCATTCCCAGGAAACTGCTGACGGTAAAGCGAGAAATCGCGAGTGGCCGTGGCAGGGGCAATGCCGTAGTAGTCCAATAACTGGTCAGGCCCCACGCTGCCGTAGTGCAGCAGCAGGAAGTCGATCAGGCGCAGGCGTTGCTCAACGGCGTACCTCATCTCTCCGGCAGCTCCAGCAGTTGCTCATGGGTCAGGTGCGGAACTTCCCGGCTGCGCCCCGGCTGGCTGTACAGGTAGCTGGCCTTGACCGCAGTGAAGACGTCTTCGATCAAAATCCGGCAGAACTTTTTGCGGTCATAGCTGAGCACCACGCAATCGCGCACAGGCGCCAGCGCCCCTGCCTTGTCCCCGAGTTCGACAAACGAGAAGTCGGTCCACGCTTTCATTGCGGCGGGTTCCTCTGCACTTGCATCATCATGTCGTGGGCCTGACAGGTCGGGCAGCACTTGTCCCACTGCGGCACGCTGGTCAGGTGGCCGTTGATCTGCTCGGCCAGTTCGTCGCCCATGGCCTGATCGCAACCTTTATTCAGGGCCACGCGCCACGACACCAGTTGTTCCACGGGCACCGGGATGCGGTCCCACGGGTTGAAGATCACCGGGGCCAGAACAGGGGCTGGCGCCACCCGGTCCCATTCCATCGGGGATTCCTGCCCGGTCCAGATCAGGTTGAAAATCTCCTGAGTGGGGATGCTCTTCGCAAAGTCTTTGCGATGCCAACCGTGCATGAAGAACGGACAGTCGCCTTCACAGCGGATGAACACGGAGACGCTGGTGAACTCAGGGTTGCGCGTGTCGAAGCGCAGTTCGTCGTAGAAAGAAATGCAATCAGCCACGGTCGGCCTCCTTGATCAGTTGGCGGGGAATAACCAGCACCCCGAGGTCTTTACGCCAGTAGTAATCGCTGCCGTCGAACACTTCGACGACGTGCGTAATCGGTGTAGACGGGCTCTCAAATTCACAGCACTCGTCGAAGGCTCGCGGGAAACGCACCACGATGCAATTGCCTACGGCGAACAGGTCAGCCGGGGCACTGGAACCATAGTTCTCCAGATACACGCGGGCGCCGTTTTTGATGCAGGACATACCTGACTCCTTCCAGTTATTCGTACAACCGCGCAAACGTATCGCTACGTTCCCAGCGCTTGGCGCTGGCGTTGTAGGTCATGTTGCCGTCAGCCATTTCCCGGTACATGGTCAGGTCGAGGCTGGCCTGCGCCTGACTGATCCCGCTGTAGTTCATCAGCGCGTCCCGTTGGACGTAGCCGTAGTACGCCAGCAGGAAGTCGATCAGGTGCATGCGCCGTTCGATAGCGTAGTTCATGCCTCGCCCTTGCCCGTGACAGGCCCGACCATGTAGGTCGGTGGGCGTGGTAGGCCCCCGCCAATCGGGCGCCACAGGTGCAGGCAGTTCGGGTGGAACGACACGTAGTCGGAGTGCGGAGGATGGAGCTGCATCACGCAATCCTCCGGCCCCCAGCACAGGTCTTTGATCCGGTTCATCACCTGCCAGCTCGGCATCACGTCAGGGTTGCTCACGCTGACGTGTTCCCAGCCGTCGCCGTCACCGGCCATGATTTTCCATTCCACGCCGAGGTAGACGACGAGGAACATGCCGTTGTTGCCGTAGCTTTCATCGGAGCCGAACAGCCCTTCACGGACCCGGCACCTTTCAGGAACCTTAAATGACATCTTTCTTCTCCATGATCCGGTAGCCCATCTTGCGATAGGCCTCTTCAAAGCGTTTTGCCCAAACGGCCCGTGCTGCCTGGAACCGCTCGTAGCGCTCTTCGTGGTCGGCAGTCCCTGCCAATGCACCCAGCCAGAAGCCAACGATCATGTTGATGAACAGCACCACCCAGATGTTGAAGCCGGCCACTTCCAGCAGCATCAGGTGCAGGCAGAAGGTCGCCAGCGTGCCCATCCAGAAGCGCCAGCCGAAGAGGCTGTCCCTGAGCACGTTTAGGAATCGGCGCATTGCTCGGACTCCACTTTCACCATGCGGTCAACAAAGTCCGCAGGCAGTCGGTTGTACAACTGGCCGGTTTTCAGGTCGCGGTACACGAGCGTGGTCAGGCCACGGTAGGTGCCCGCACTGATGCAGGCGCCCAGCAGTTCGTAACGGCTGTCGGGCACGCCGACGTAGGTGTAAATGTCTCCATCACTCATGGCCAACCTCCCCCCAATGGATATTCGAGCTCAATCAAATCCTCGACGGCCTGCATAACGTCGCGGTACGTCAACTCGTGATTGTTCAGTACATACAGCTCCAACTTGAACAACGCTGCCGCATGTAACCCGTCGAATTTATTCTTCTCGACGTAGTGCGCCATGCTGATTGGCAGCGTGCTCCGACGACGTTGCCAGTTATCGAACGGCAGTAGTTCGGCTCGAAGTTTCAGGCAGTGCTGAGCCTTCTCCAAATCTTGGTAGCCGTTCTTTTTCTTAAAGCGTGACAGATATTTCAAGGCGGTATGCGCAGCCGCATCCCAGCCATTTTTCACAGAGAACTCCATCGGTTGAAGCAACATACCCTTGTAATGCTTACCACCAACTTGCTCTTCTAGTGCCCCCATTTTTAATCCCTTTCCCTCAGTCGTTTGTCAGAATTGAAATTGATACGGCGCTTGCCTTCAAAGTTGAGGCGAGCGTAAAAAGTGCCCAAGCCGGGGATTCGCAGGCGGTCGTCTTCCCAGAGAGCGTCTGCGATGGAGCTGATCATTGCCTCCAGCATGCGCTCGGCGGATCGTCGGTCTACGCCCGACTTGGCCGCGATGCGGTCCACCAATTCTGTCTTCAGCATGGCTGTTTCCTCTGGTCCCCAACTGTATGGGAACCGTACTTTTGCTAGTGGGTCCATTGTACACTAAATGGATACTGTTGTCAACCCCTATAATCTACTCATTTTGCCCTTCCCGTGGCGCAAAGCACTGGCGCAGATGGGTCGTCATCAGGTGCGCCGACCGGTTCGCCCCTGATACCCCCAGGTCTGCGAAGTCGAAGTCGTACAGCGGTTTGGCCTCCCAGTCCTCCAACACGCCGAACACCGACACGCCCTTCTGCGTCGTCTTCATCTCGAACTCGATGAAGTGGTGCAGGACGTCAACGTTGTCACGGTACAGGTAGGACCACTCCGGCGGACGGCCACCTGTCAGCTCAATGTTGCGAGCCGTTACCGAGTTGAAGGCCTCCCTGAGCCCTTCGTCGCTGACCATGCCGCCCTGCTCCAAGGCAGTCTCGGCACGGGCAGCCCGCTCCCCTACCCGCACGATGGTCAGGGTCAGCGCCTTGCTGATTCGCTTCAGGTCGGCGCTACCCATCTTGTCGATAAGTTTGGGGTCACGGATCACTTCCTTGATCGTGTCAGCCCATTCGTTCTGCCGGTCTTCATGTGCGTACTTCAACTTGATAGCCACCGGGGTATTCCTTTCGCAAAGTTCTTTGTGATTATTGTTCGGGGAAGTTTTGTTTCTCGACCAAGAACGTGTCGATCACTGCCCTTAGTTGCTGCGCTGTTTGTGCCAGTGCATACCCTTCAACGTCGCTAACCGTGGTGCGGATCAAGTAGCACATCTGTTTCATCAGCAAGTTGCCGGCGATCTGCACCGCCCACACGCCTTCCAGTTCCAGCACTTCGTCATCCCAATCGAGTTGCTTCTGCATCCACTCCAAAGCGGTAATCAAGTGGGTGCGGCTGACCATCTTGAAGGCGAACTTGGACGTGAACGCGAATGGCATACCCTTGCCGCACAGCAGGGTGTTGGCAATCATCGGCAGCCACGTGCTGCACGCTGGCACCTGATCGGCCTCGATCAGCGCGTCGTCGTCAGTGTCGCGGTCGGCCAGTTCACACAGCCACTGCGGGACGACTTCCATGAAGCCGGTGGCGTCGTGGTGCGCGAGCGAGCAGGTGAGCATCCCTGTCCCGTCCGGCTCCAGCCACAGCTTGCCGCTGCTGATAGAGAAGTCGCTGTCGACCTTCAGCTTGTCCGCCAGCGCCTTGCCGTCCACTTCGCAGTCGGTGTAGCCGGTGGCTCCGTCCCAGCGGATGCGGTTGGCGATGACCTTCAGCCGGTAGGGTGCAGGCAGGCCGTGCTGCTTGGCGTGCTCGACCAGCGCTTCGACCAGCGTTCCCAGGTGCTCGACGTAATCGGTCCACTGTTCTTCGAGGTCGTCAATGTCGTCGCCTTCGTCATCAGGCAGGGAGACGGCCTCGCCTATCTTGGCGCGCTGCGTCCAGTCACAGCGGATGCAGCGCACATAGGGGCCGCTCAGGGGATCGAAGCCGGCGCATTCACACGCCTGTTCCAGCATTTCCGGCACGTCTTCCGGCGCCAGCGCCGCTCCGCCGGAGGTGGCCCACTCCCACGGCTTCTTGATGATTTCGCTGTGCCCGCAACTGGCGCAGTCCAGCGTGAAGAAGTTGTCGAGCCGGTCCTGCCAGAGGTCATAGGTGTCATAGGAGAAGGTGCCTTGCAGCTTCGCCTTCACTACCCCGTCCTCGTCGTACAGGCCGTTCTCGTCGATCAGCGCAACGACCAGCCTGCGCATAGCGTCCCGCTGCGAGTTCTCCTTGCGGTTGTCGAAGTCCGCCACCGCGCTGAGCAGCGCGTGGGTGTGGTTCACGGGGAGGCTGGCCCAACGCCGCGCCGCGACGTGGCAGCGGTGCAGCCTCTTGACCACCATCCCCTTCATAGCCTTGGGTACGCCCAGCAGGTCCTGCTCAAGCATGGCCCGCAGCAGGATGTAGGTCAGCTCCGGCTTGTCCGCCATGCGCAGTTGCTGGAAGGCCAGCGCCGAAACGCCGTGCTTGTTCAGCAATGCAGGGAGCTGGTGGAAGTGGGTCAGCGCGCCGTAGTTCGGGCCGTAGGTAAAGAAACGATCGTTCATGGTGTTGCCCTCTCTGAAGGTGGCTCGCAAAGCAGCTTTGCGAACGATGAAACGTTTAGTTGTCCGTCACCGCCGGTATCTCGCGGTGGCAGTGGTCACAGGTGAGCTGGTTCCCCGGCTCTTCGTAGTTCACCGACCAGCCGTTGACCAGATAGTCAAAGTCGGCCTCGTTGCGCATGGCATAGACCACCGTGACCATCTCCTGCCGCACGCAGGATTGGCACAGCGCCCGGTCCGTCGCCGTGGTGAAGTAGGCGTGTTCCTTGAGCGCCAACTTGTTCATCGCCCGCAGAGTCGCGGCGAGCTGACGCCCGGTACGGATGTCGGAACACAGGTGTTCGTAGCCCAGCCGCACTACCCGAGGGACCGGGACCGACCGGAAGTCGTACAGGTTGCCGTCCACCACGCCCAGATAGCTGCGCGCCTTGAGCAGGCTGGTCAGGTAGGCGTGACGGGCAATGGCCCGTTCCTGTCTGGTGAAAAACTCCGGCTCGCAGATGCCTGGAATATGCAGCAGCCAGCCATGCACCTTGACCGGCCCCCGGTACAGGCCCAACTCCGTCCACTGTTCGTGTGGGCGTGGCTGGGCTGGCGGGAAGGTCACGCACTCAAGATCGAGCAGGTAGTGGAATCCATTCAGACGCAGTTGTTCAACGATCATCCTGAGACCTCAGTGCAAGGTGTGAAGGGACAAGGTGTCGGTGTCACCGTTGCCGTTAACCACTGTCACCGTGCGCTGTGGGCGGCACGGATCGAAGGCTTCCAACAGGTCGGTGGCGAGGACCCTTTCTGCCGGGTGGTAGACCCGGCGATAACCCGACAAACACCTGAGCAACTCGGCCTCTTGATGGCAGAAGAACACGTACTCACGCGGGTGCTCGTCAACGACGACGGACCTCCGCTGCTTGCTTACAACCTTGCACACCATGGCTGCCACCCCCATCGTTTCTTATTCTGCTTCCTGATCAGAACAGTAGACGAAGTGGAGTCTCAGTACATAGTTTGTTTCTGCATATCAAACCGCCGTGACTACCTCTTCGTGTAGCAGTCGGCGCATCCGATCCACCGACGCCTTGCAGCCACGCGAGTCGACGGTACTGTCCTCCCGGTGCAGGGCAAAGGTGATCCGTGCATTCCGTGGACCGATCCGTTCGGCGGCGTTCGTCAGCACGGCAGCCAGCGCCCGCAGCGCCACTTCCTCGGCACCCAGCGTCTGCACCTGCGCCAGCAGATTGCGCCGGTCCACGCCCAGCAGAACGCCCAGCTCTTCCTCCATCCGTAGGACCAGCACGGGCAGCAGGGCGTCCAGCGAACAGCAGAGCTGGAACGCCCTTTCCCTGTCGCCTTCGGACGCGCCGGGTAGTAATTCGATCTTGAACTTGGCCATCTTAGTTCCTCCGTAGGGGGTAGTCCCCGGTGGCAGTGTACACCGCCACCGGGGGGCTGTCAGACTGCCTCGTCGTCAGCGGCGGTCAGCCCGCCCTGTTTGAAGTCCAGCCGGTCAAGCCCTGACTCTGCGGCCAGAAGGTTGATCGCTTCATAGGCCGGCACCTTGTCCGCCATCAGCCCGGCGACCACCTCCGGCTTTTCGTAGTAGGTGTCGTTCAACTCCAGGCCATAGAAGCGCTTCAGGTGGGCCTCCAACTTGCGGGTGTAGACCGCCAGCTCCGACTGGTCTCCGGGTATCAGCGGCAGGTCTACCTCTGCCGCCCAGCGATTGATCATCGCCTTCATGTCCTCAACCGCCGGCACCATCCAGTTATCAGCGATCTCGTACCAGACCTTCTCTGGGGTTTCCCGCAGCAGGAAGCTCGCAAAGTCTTTGCGTACTTCCCACGCCTCATGGAACTGCGCTTCGAGGAAGTCATAGGCGAACACGCCGACGCCTTCCTTGTCCTCCAACGCCCGCCAATCCACCATGCCCTTCAAGGTCTGGTAGGCGTAGGTGGCATACATCAGCGCGCCACCCATCAGGCGGTCGTGGCCAGTGTCGATCCGGCCTGCCAGATGTTTGCCATGCACCGCACTGTCCAGCTCGCCGTACAGCAGCGTGGCCAGCGTGCCGTACAGGACGCCAATATCAATGTCATCGCCACGGGCGATGGTCACGCTATCCAGCCTGATCAGTTTCATGATTGTTCCTCCCGCAGTTTCTTGTGAGCGGCCACCAGCACGTCGCGGTCCGCCCAGATGATCAGGGCTTCCCGTTTCCGGGCGACTACCACGTCGTACAGCGTCTCGTGGGTAATGAAGGTCAGGTTGACTGACCCGTCCTTGTTGGTCTTCTGGTTGCCGGTCAGGCAACTGCCCAGCGTCTGATACGTCAGGTTGTCCACGCCGACTGCTTGCAGCAGGTCGATGAGGGTTACTTCCTTCTTGTCACTCATCATCCACCCCCTGACCGTTGAAGCGGGCCAACCCCATGCGCAGGTACTCAAGCCCTTCGTCGTCCATGGCGCTGCCCCTGACCGTGCAGTTGGTGGAAATTTCGTGCAGGTCGATGCCCCGCAGGATGTCGTAGTCAACCGCCGAGACCACGCCTTCCCTTGCGTGAACCACCAGCACCTCCCGAACCGGCTTCAGCTCTTCGCTAGGCTCTTCGCTGTGGAAGGTGCCATCGGGGACTATCCACGTCTCCAGCACGTCGCCGGTCTTGATCAGGGTGCCATCCTTGTCCCGGCAGCCCGTATCCTCCACAGGCATGGAATGCCCCCGCACCATCACGGAGACCAAACCCCAGACCACGTGGAGCACTTCGTCTAACTCGTCCATTGCATGTTCCTCAGTCGATGAACCCGGCGACGGCCACCCCGTCCAAGAAGTCGCCTTCGCTCTCGGACAGGTTGAACACCATGTTGAACAAAGCGTGGTACTTGTTGCTGTACAGGTCGGCCTTCACGTGGCCGGCTTCGTGGAACCGCCAAGCCAGCATGTTGACCATCAGCAAGGTCAGGCCAGCGCCGAACGCCACCGCCTGCATGGCTTCGTTGTGGTAGTAGTTGCTCGGCACGATGACCTTGTAGGCTTCCTTGTCGGTCGGGACCCAGAAGCCATTGGCCTCTTCGTCGTCCGTGATGAAATCCCAGGAGCCGCCGCCGTAATTCGTGCTGAACTCGCGGGCGGCCTCGCAGACAAGGTTCTCCAGCACGATGGCTTCGGCACCGCCGAAAACCTTGGAGACGACTTTGACCATCTGGTCAGAGTCGCTGTTGGTGAATCGCTTCATGTTGCAGTCCTCGGTGAAGGGGGCTCGCAAAGGGACTTTGCGAGCCGGGTTGGTTACTCTTTCGGCGGGAGGTCGTAGAAACCTTCCGGTTCGGGGCGGCGGGCGATCCAGCCTTCCGGCTTGTCGTCGCCTGTCTTCATGGCCTCGAAGGCTTTAACAGCCAAGGCCGGGTCTTTGAAGCAGTAGCGCGTTTCGTAGCCCGTCAGGTCCATGTTCACGAACAGCGCTGTGGTGAACATCAGCTTTCCCAAGCCAATGATCGTGCCGTCTTCCAGCTTACGGACTTGTTCGTAGTAGCCCAGCTTCTTGATCCGCTCCAGCAGGGCTTCTTCAGGGGTCATGTCACACCTCCTGTCAGTGTTTCACCACGGTGTTGATGTCGATGTTGATGGCGCTCTTGGCCTCGTCAGCGATGGCCTGAAGCAGGTCAGGCACGTTGATGTACTTCGACGTCGGGGTCTCGCTGAGCAGCAGCTTGCGCTTGCTCAACACGCCATCGGCCAGATTGATCAGGTGCGCCTCCAAGTAGCTGATGCGCGCCAGTGCCTCCATCCACTTGCGCTGGGTCACGGCGGCGAAGTCGACGTTCTGCGATTCCTCGATGACCGCTTCGATGGCCTCCGGGTTAGTGCAGGGCACCAGCCGGTCGAAGAACGAATAGCCTTTGTTCATGATGGCGAGCGGGACAAAGCTGTAGTCTTTGCCATCGTCCGCCGGCTCGTGATTCAGCGCGCACACCGCATCGACGTAGGTGTGGGTCAGCCTGTCGTAACAGACCACCAGCGCCAGATCGTCGTTGTCGGAAGCACGCCTGAGCGTGCGCAGATTGCCCTCGTTGCCTTTGCTGATTTCTGGGATTTCAATCTTCATTCTTTTCCTCCCCGTTGGGGTGAAGCTCTTCCATGAACTGTTTCAACTGCTCGATCATCTCGTCCTCGACGAAGCACATGCCATGGGGCGGCACGGGCATGTGGAAGAAGGTCGGCCAGACCGAGGCCCGCATGTGGGCCAGATTGCCGGTGCGGTAGGCACCCCTGACGGTGACGCTGCCGTTCGGTTCGAGGGTGCTGAGTTTCGGGTCAATGCCGACCAAGGCAATGAAGCCGTCGTCTTTCAGCTTCTGGTGCTCTGCGCACATGGCGAAGCCGGTCAGCGTCTCCCGTTCCATGCTGTTGCGCACGCGCTTGTCGATCAGCAGGGCGCCGGTCTGGTGCTGCTGGGCGCAGACGGGGCAGATGGCCGTCTCCATGCTGACAAAGGATTTCTCGCTCATTTCTGTACTCCTTGATGAAGGGGGCTCGCAAAGTCACTTTGCGAGCCGGTGGGTTACACGTTGCGGTAGCCGTGGATGGTCACCACGAACTCGCGGCGTTTGGTCCGTTCGGCGCTGCCGCTGTATTGCCAGTGCCCGCAGCAGTCGAACTCACACTGGCAGCCGCTGGATAAGGCGTTGCCGATGGCGTAGCGCAGGAACCGGCTGAAGGTCGGTATCTGCTTGAAGTGGCGCCGCACCTGCCGGTAGTTGGCCTTGGCCGCTTCCAAGGCCAATGGGCTAAGGGTCACCACCGCCTGCATGGTTTCCGAGTCGCCGTATTTGTCGCCGGACACCCGCTTAGCCTTGGTGCTCTGCGCGATGCAGACGTAGGCGTGCTTGTCGAGGTGTGCCCAACCCTCCACATAGCCGTGGGTCAGGCGGTATTCCAGACTCAATGAAGTCTTCATGATCGGTGCCTCAGTTACGGGTTGATGATGGGTCGCTGGCCCACGGTGAGTCGTATTGCGTGGTGGCCAAGTCCAACTCCAGGCCACCGCCCTTGTACAAAACGGCCTTCACGTAGATGCGCAGGTGCTCGCCCATCTGGCGGGCCAGATCGTCGGGCAGGTCGTCCTCGGCTTCGAGGCTGCGGTCGTAGTTGTAGATCAGCATCTGCGGCTTCGGGGCGTTGGTGTTGATCGAGCGTTGCAGTTTCACCCAGCCCTGCCACGCGATTTTTCGTGTGTCCATCGTTGACCCCTCACGGGTGGTAGATCGGTAGTTCCGGCTGCACGAGGGCGTGGGTATCCAGACGCACCCAGCGGTCGGTGAATCCGTTGTCTTCGAGCCACTTGCGTAGGTCTTGCAGACACTTCGGCAATGGCTCTTTCTCCACGGGCATGTCCGGGTGGAAGAAGTGCAGGAAGTAGCCGTACTCCCACTCCACACAGACGCACCACGGGCTATCGTTGCGGTCCTTGTCCAATCGAGCACACGTCGCCTTATCGAGGTGCTTAGTGCTCAGCACCGGTATCCGGTGTACCTCGCAAAGTTCTTTGCGAGTTCCGGTGCGTAGTTTCTTTGTCACGGTCTTCCCCTTCTTTTTTCCAAGTAGGCCATCGCGGCGGCTACAGGCGGTGCGTGCTTGAACTCCGGCTTGCCGCCTTCGTCATCCGCCCACTTCTTCCCACAGCCGTCGCAGATTTCCCATATCGCCCCACCCCGGTGAGTTTCCTCGTGCTGGCAGGTTTCGCTGTCGATGTACTCCACCACGTCCTGCAACAACTTCTCGGCCTCGGTGAACCGTTCGACGGCGGCATGGATCGGCCAGAACCCCTCGTCCAGCCGCTTCAACCGCCGATTGAGCAGGCGGTGGATGCCCCGCACGTCATGTAGGAAGTCCTTGTCGGTCGCTTCCGCCAGCTCCTGCAACTTCAGAGGGCAGGCGAAGGCGTGGCACATGCCGATGTCCATGGTCAGTTGCATGGAGCTGGCCACCAGACTCCCTTCCTGACCCAACTTCATGGCGCGACCGATGATCATCCCCAGATACAGCGGCTCGTTCCCTTTCAGGTTGAACTGTTCGAGCATGGTCAGACCTCCGAGTCGCGGGCGGGCATCAGATCGAAGTAACCGATCACCACGATGTCGTCAGCCCAGCTCGCCCCGCAGGCGTTGCAATACACCCTGCGCCAGCAATCCTGCCCATCGCTCTGCACGTTGCCTCTGGACTCTATGTCGGTGCTCCGGCACAGCGGGCAGAGGCAGCCGCCACTGGCCCGGTAGTCCCTCGAACTCATTACATCGGTTTCCATCTCAACCCCTCCCCAATTTTCCACGGTTGCGCAGTTCCGCTTCGATGACCTTCACCTTCTCGTCGGCCATCCGGTATTCGCTGAACTGCATGTTTTCGTCGGCGTGCTCACGCAATGCCTTGTTCCAATTCAAGGCATCGCGCAGCTCGGCTTCGCTCATTCCACGGGCCTGTTCTTTAAGGTCAGGCATGTTCGTTTCCTCTTCTGTTGGACGGACTGGACGAACGCCTTCATAGCTCGGCAGTTGGCTTTCACCTGATCCGCCGAAGCTTGATGGGCTTCACACACGCTGCACACGGACATCTCCATCCGCACCACGCCGGTCTGGCCGTTGTGTTCCACCTCATGGTCACAACTGGCGTCGTGCAGAACCCCCTCGCCACACACCGGGCATTGCTCCAGTTCATCCATGTCAGCAGTCCAGCACGATATGGACGCAGCCCGTGCGGCTGGCGCAGGGGTTGCGCTCCGGCCAGTCCTTGGTGTCACCCTTGCGGACGCGCCAGCCGTTGGTGGTGCCGCACGGCTCAGCCGCGTTGGCGAAGGCTTCCACCATTTGGTCGGTGTAATCTCCAGGCACGCAGACCTGAAGGTTGAGGAAGGTCAGTTGCGTGACCTCCGGTTTCAGCTCGCCGCTCTCCACCTCGGCTTCAGAAGCTGTTCTTGTGGCCGTCCCAACCAGCCTCGGCATCCGCGCAGGCTTCGTGGTGGGCGATCTCGTTGGCTTGCTCTTCGATGGCATTGATCGCGTCCTCGTAGGGCACCACTCGGGTGCGGTTGTAGTACAGGCGCCGGGAGGTGGCTCTGGCCGCTTCCAAGCTGTGGAAGTTCAGGACGATCCGGGGATCGTCACTCGTCCACCACATGGACCGGCTCTTACCCCGGTCCACCAGCGCCAGCACTGAAATGCCCGCCCCTTTCCCGGTGCGGGCGTCACAGATGACGGCATAGCTCATGGCTCCAAGTCCTTGAGCGTGACCTTCTCCAGCCACAGCGGGCCGAACTGGTTGCGCACCTGCTGGAGCAGCGGCTTGTCGGCTTCCGGGGCATCCGGGTAGGCCGCGTTCATCCAGCAGATATGCAGCTCGGCCTTCCAGCGGCCACCTTGTTTCCTTGCAAAGCGGCGCACGGCGGCGCGTTGTTCCATGTCAGGGGTGCCCATGATCAGTCCTCCTGTGATTTGCAGCAGGGCGCGACCAACTTCCTGCGCCTCCATATCGGTCAGGCTGATCTCCATGATCTCGCCCGTTTCTTTGTTGGTGAACGACAGGCCTACCGGCTGGTCCAGCGGCGGGACGTTGGTACGCCATGCGTTGTAAGTGGCCGTGTCTTGCGGCACTCGGGCGCGTTTTCGCCAAGGGCTAACTCTCATCGTCATCCCCTTCGTCGATGGGCTCGAACCGCCAATTGCCAAGCACCACCTCACCCCCGTCATTGAGGGTGTGGCGCGCTTCGATGGCCTTGGCCGTTTCCTCGCTGGTGAAGCCACCGCCTGCCGCGTGCAGCAGGTACTGCGTCAGGACGGTAGCCTGAATCGGCACGATCCCGGTCTCGCCGTTGGGCGGGGTGACTTTCACGTTCTTCGTTGCCATGTAGTGCTCTCCTTGATGAAGGTCTTGTTATTCGCAAAGTTGCTTTGCGAGGTCTTCTAAGGTCAGTTCTTCGGTTGACCAACCGGTGCGCGTGTTGCCGCCCTTCTCGAAGCCCTCGAAGCACACGCCGCCGTCGTCAACCACGACGCGGGCTGCCTCCTGCCGGAACTCGGTGTTCTCTTCGAGGACAAACGGCTCGACCTCGTTGTAGAAAACGCAGCGGTGGTCCCAGGCCTCGACCTTGTACAGGTTCTCGGCCTTGATCACCTTGGTCCAGTGCAGCCACGTCAGCACGTCGAGGGTGCTGATCGTGACCTTGGCTTTGTCCGGTCTGGTGACCAGCGAACAGTCATCGTCGAAGTGGACTTCGACTTCAAAGGTAAGAGTTGCCATCTTGTTGCTCTCCTGAATGAAGGAATCCTTCGCAAAGTGGCTTTGCGAAGGTGTTGGTTACAGTTCGCCTTCCAGCTTCTTGAGCAGGTCCAGCAACTCGCGGGCCTCGGGGTCAACCTTGGCCATCAGCTCGTAAATATGGCGCTCGTCGAACTGCTGTTTCTTGCGTTGCAGGCGGGCCTTGATCTGCGACACACGGTCCATCCGTGCCTGAATCGACTGGGCAAACGCCTCGTTGAACACGCCGAGAACCGCGTAGCGCGCCATGCCCTCAAGGTCCGGGTCATCCCGTTCGATCTGGCCAATGGCGAACCTCGCCCCCGTGTCGTTCTCCAGCTTGGCGTAGACCACCGCCCAATCACCGGGCTTGGCGTCATCCGGGGCGAAGTAGAAATACTCCCGATCCCCGGTGACCTCGAACTTCACGACCACCACCTTCGTAGGCAGCGGCTCCAGCGATAGCGTGTCGACGTGCGCCGTTGGCGCTGGCGTGTCGTGGACGTGTGACCACTCACCGTCTTCAATGTCATCGACCGCTGCCGGTGCCCGTTGCTGCGGCGGAACCGGGGCCGGTGACTCCGTGCGCGAGTCGTCGTCGTGGTCGTGAGCCATGGCTGCCAGTGCCGCGAACGGGTTGTCGCTGTCCTGTTTGCTCATGCTCACCTGCGTCCCGTCCGTCAGCGTGACCATCTCGTATTCCTTGGGCATCGGCGGCACTGGGTCAGGCGCCGGGTGATGCTCCCCTTCCAAGGCCTTGGCCTTCTCCGCTGCCGCTGCCTTGGCTGCCGCCTTCGAGATTCCCCTAACCTTTTTCATTGGGTCAGGCTGGGCCTCGGGCTTGATCTTGGGCTCGACCTCAACCCGCTTGCCGGCGAAGCTCCAGTGGTAGCGGAACTCGGTCGGTGCGTCAGCCTCGTCCGAGAACGGCAACTGCTCCAGCAAGGGGGTTGGCACGTTGCGGAAACCCTTGGCCAACAGGCAGCGGAACCGGTCCGCACACTTCTCCCGACTCCAACTGCCAGAGCCTGGGAACTCGACCTGCACGTAGTCCATCCAGTCCTTCTTGTCCAACCGGGCGATGCAGTCCCGCACGTCAGCGCTGGCCCTGATCCGGCAGAAGCCGGAGTCGAGCAATTGCTTCACGGTTGGGCCTTTCGATCCCAACTTGTACTTGGTTGGCCAGTCCACCAGACGATCAAGGTCCGGGTTATGGTCCACTTTCTTCTTCATGATGCAGCCCCTCTCGGGTGATGTAGCTGTTGGGCACCCTGACAAGGGTGCGGAGTCCCGTCTTTGGCGGGGTTTTGTTGGGTGGCAGGCCGAAGGCATCGTCCACCGACTTCCCTTCCTTTAGCCGGCGGTGGATGGTCCGTTCGCTGGCCTTGGCAAACACCGCCAGCTCCTTGACCGTGCCGGTACGGCCCTGCCACGTGTACAAATGGTTGTCCCGGCGAGCGGCCCGTGCCCGGTCCAGCGCCGCCAGCATCTTCTCGCTGGCGCCCTTGGGCCGGTTCGCGTTGCCGATCTTGTTGCCGAGGGTCATCCCCCGCTTGGCCCAAACGATGTCCGGCCAGCTCTTCAAAATCTCCCAGAAATACTCCCGGCACATGCCCAGCGCTTGCATGGTCTGCGCCTTCGACCAGCCATTGGCCGCAGCCTGCCGGATGAACTCTTCCGTGTTCACGGTTGCTCGGCCTCCCCTTCCCGCATCGCCTTGATGTCCGGCATCTCTTCGATGAAGGCGTTGGCGGCGTGGAAGCCGTCGATCCCGAAGCGCTCGGCCTCTTTGCGCGCTTCGACGTGCGCAGGGCCGAAGTTGTGGTCGTTCCAGCAGTACGCTATCCACAGCGTTCGACGGGCCAAGGCTTGGATGGCCTGCTGGTGTTTCTCCAGCTCCGCTACCCGGCGTTCGGCCACTTCCAGGCGGTTGTCCAGCGGCTTGCAGTGCTGCACCACAAACGGCGTCCAGCCTTGGTTGCAGGTAGCGGCGTACTCATCCGCCGCCGCCTCCGTGGGGAAGGCCTTGCTGGTCATGGCGACCAACTTGCCGGCCTCGTCGTGTCCGATGACATAGAACATGGTTGTCTCCTTCTTAGTTCGCAAAGTGGCTTTGCGAAGGTCAGTCCCGCACGGGTTCGATGTTGATGAACTCTTCGGTCACGATGACCTTCACGCCCCTCGCCCCTTCCCGGCCCAGCATGGTGGTCAAGTCCCTGACCGGCAGGAACTGCCCGAAGTCGTCACCGCCGAAGCGCTCGCGGGCGTTTTCGTACCAGTCCTCGTCCTTCTCCGGGTCGCAGTGCGGGAAGTAGAAGATGACCTTTTGGTCGGGCTCAGAACCGACAGTGGCGCCGATATAGGCGCCTTGGTCTTTTGCCACGAAGAACTTCTCCAGCCCGTTGCACTGGCAGAAGGTGACCAGTCGGTCCACCTGCTCCCGGTCCAGCGTCAGGACCTGTGTCTTTGAACTAATCATTTCAGCCTCTTCTTACTTGTTGTTGTTGAAGGCCCAGCTCAGGAACAGCCAGAGCCCGAACACGACCATGGCGATCCTGAAGGCGACCATGAGGTAGCCAACGACGATCAGCTTTCCCCACCACGGCATGGAGTCGAACAGCTTCCACATCACTCGTCCTCCGGGTTGTTGACGCACAGCCAGAAGCACTTCAGGACGCACCACAGCACGTACACCGCCGCTACCCACAGGGCGATGTACTTGAAGGTCCACAGCAGCCACAGCCAGAGGATCAGCTTTGCCTGCCACGGCACCTCGTCGAGTATTTTCCAGATCACTTGTCCTCCTTCCATTTAGGTCCATGGTTCTTGATGGGCTTCCACCCCCTGCCGTCCTCGCCTTTCGGCAGCTTCGGTGGCTTCTTCGGCTTCGGCTCCGGTGCCCGGAAGTCCGTGTCCGGGGCGTAGGTGCCGGAGTACAGTTCTTGCAGGTACCGCTCCCATTCCGCATCACGCAGGTTGTCCGGCAAAATCGGAGCCGCGCCCAACTTGATCTTGTTGGGCTTCTCCGGGCTGGCGTACCGCACTATCTCGCCGCCGTATTGCTGGAACTCTGCGGCTTTCTCGGCAAGTAGCTTGGCTAGTTCGTCTTTCTTCATGACGGTCACGATCAGTCGGGCTGTTGTTGTTGGTCGCTGCCCTCGGGGAGGGTCAGGCCGTCGTTCGTAATTGAAACTGTGTGAACCTCGTCAGTGTTCTCGTCGATCACGTCGACGATCACCCCCTCGGGGGTGTAGTTCACGCAGGTGAAGCCATGCCCGCGCTTCATCACGCTGACCCGGTTGTCGTCCGTGATGGGTCGTACCTCGATGAACACGTCCGGGGCGTACTCCAGTGCAATCGGTTCGTCGATGCAGCCGCGAGCCTGGGCCAGCAACCGGTTCAACTGGTGGTACAGGTTGCGGTCCGGTTCGATCAGCAGCAGCGGCACCAGCATGGCGAACTGGCTGGGCGTGATGTTCAGGTGGTTGGTCTTCCCCCCGGCATCACTGCCCAATTGCAGGGTGTAGTGGTGCTCCGCCGTGGCGAGCTGGCGCAGTTGCGCGGCGATGTAGGCCCGGTTGATTGTCTCGTTCATGACTGCTTCTCCTTTTCCCGCTGGCGGTACACCGCGTCTTCGTAGAGGTCTTCCAACTCTTGCAGGTTGCTGCTCAGGTACAGGAAGGTCGCTCCGCCGTGCTTGGGCAGGGTGTCCTCTTCCAACATGCAGTTGCCGGAGCAGGAGTGCGAGGTGCCGTTGTAGTCCAGCGCACAGACCCTCATCCGTATCCGGTCCTTGACTTCGAGGTTGGTGGTGAACTCCAGCTTGGTGACCTTGAAGCCGTAGTTTTCCAAGTCCATCGCCCAGCGCAGGCAAGCGTCGTACAGTTCGCAAAGTGGCTTTGCGAGCCGCGCACGGGCCTGACGCCACGTCATCGTGACCGGATCGGGGGTGTCCTCGATGCCAGCGACCAGTACCACGATCGACAGGTTGTCCGCCCCTTCGACGGACTTGGTGATGTCGTTCATGATCGACATGGCTCAGTCCTCGTCCGGTTGGAACACGAAGAAGGCGTAGACCATCGGGGCGCTGTCGTCCTCGGGGTCAACCTCTTCCAAGTCCTCGAACAGCCGGCGCTTTTTCTTCTGCGCTGGCGTGATCCGGTTCACGGCGGCGTGGGCCTTCTTGAACCAACGGTCGCCTTCCTCGCCGGAGTCGTCGCGGGTCACGGGATCATTGCCCGCCACTGCGCCTTCGTTCAGCGCGCTGTGCAGCTCACGCTTGAGCTCGGAGAGGTGCATACCCCGGTGTACCGCCACCTGTATGTGCGGCAGGTGATGACCGCCCCAGAAGTCCGACAGGCAAGTGTCGGCATGGGCGCAAACTAATTTGCTCATGACCGACTCCTTACGAGTGGAACTCAGGGATGCCGTGGAGGGAGCGCTGGATGCCACCGAGGAAGAACTTGCTGCTGTCCTGTCGCTTGAACAGCATCCCGTTCTCCAGCCAGCCAACCGGGTCGCTGGTGGCGTCCTTGTTCACTCGCACGCCGAGGTAGACGTTGATCGCTTCATAGTCGGTCTTGCCTTCGGTGAACAGCAGGATGCGGCGCAGGCAGGCCACGTACAGGGCGAGGTCGTTGGGGGTGGCTTGCTGGATCAGCCAATGGGCCTTGGCCCAGTCCACGAGGTCGTAACCGTCCTCGGACTCTGGGCACGCAGCGCGCAGAGGGGCCGTGAGATAGACGTGCAGGATGCCATTGAACTGGTTCAGTTCGTTGATCTCTGCCGCCGTCAGGGGATCGACGTTGGGGATGCGGGGGACGAGCGGGAGCTTGCGCAGTTCAGGGCAAGCCTTCAGGTGAGGGGTGAGTGCGTTGAGACGTTCAATGATCCCCTCACGGGTGGTCACTTTGGTGAAGTTGTTATCCGCATAGTTCAGCAGGCGGATGCAGTCTTCGAGCTCGGCCATATGGGCAGCCGTCAGCACGTAAGCGAGTTCGTGTTTCATGGTCGTTTTCCTAAGTGAAGGATGGGTGTTGCATGTCACAGGGGTTTCGGTTGGGTGGAGGGTGTGTGACGTTTTGCGTCAGTCCCACACCCGGCGGTGAAACAGCACAGCCGGTCCAACGATGTAGTTCAGCACTTCCGGGTCACACCCTTCGTGGCTACTCATCCAATTGTGCCGGTAGATGACCGTCGCCTTGGGGTTGCGCAGCAGGCGCTTCTGCCCGCCGTGTTCGTCGACGAACATGTCGGTGTAGATGCCGTTGTGGAGCACGGTCACGTGCTCCATGAAAACTCCTGGGCCTAACAGTGGTTCGACGATCAGCGCGAGCCGTTCGTAGCCGGGGAACTCCGGCAGGTCCTCGCAGTGCTCCGTCTCTTCGCCGTTGGGCAGGATCACGGTGTACTTCGTTTCCATCGGATTGATTCCTTCATAGTTCGCAAAGTGACTTTGCGAAGGGCTGGGGTTAGGGGTTAGGTCAGTGGCTGGCGGGCAGGCTGGTGTGGATCGCCACCTGCCACGCCTTGCGGCTGGCGTACAGGCGCTTGATCGTCGGCAGGCGGCTGGCCACCAGCTCCAGTTCGTCCTCCGACATGCTCAGCACGCTCTGGAACTCCCACTCCACGGAGCGTCCCACGCCTTTGGGGCCGACGCCGAAGCCGGCCTTGGCCACGAAGCACAGCGTCATCATGTCGTGCGGCGCCTTCGTCACCTGCTCCAGCAGGAACTGGCAGGCACGTGGGCCGAGGGTAGGCAGAACGTGCTGCTTCAGCTCCTGCGGCGAGCAGGGTAGGGCTTGGATGCCCAAGTGTTCAGCGGTCATGTTGAAGACCTCTCTTGTTGGTTGGTGGTGCCTGTCACTGGTTGACTGGCATGTAAATCGTCAGATAGCCCGCCTTGCGTGGGCCGTCCTCGGCGTAGCGCGGTGGCGGCAGGAAGCACACATGGAAGAACACTTCCTCCGGGCTGGTGGGTGTGGCCGGCAGGCCGTACTCGTTGTTGGTGGCCCGTTTGGTGACTTCATGGCTGAGCAGCGTCAGGCCGAGGGCTTCGGCCACGGCCAAGATGTCCTCTTCCGTATGGGTACGCTCACCCACGTTGGCGTTGATCGCCTTCTGCAAGCCCCGCAGGGTGGCATGGGCGGTCTTCACCGTAGGCACGTCGATAATCAGGGCCGTGGCTGGGTTGGCCTCCGGGTTGGCGATGGCATGGGCGGGGCCGTGTTCGGTCAGCGCGTTCATAGTCGATCTCCTTCAATCGTGTTGCTAACTTCGGGGAACAGGTTCGCAAAGCCCTTTGCGAACCCTTCGTCTTTTAGTGGCTACAGGCCGTGCAGCATTCGCAGGATGCGGACCAGACCTTCCGGCACTCTCGCGCCTTTAGGGACGTCGATGCCCATCTCCCGCAGCATCCGCACGTGCTTGCCCTGCTGCTCTTCCTGCTCTTTCTCCTTGGCAGTGACGTAATCCTTGACGCTGCCCACCTGCAAGTCCGAGTCACAGCCGACAATGTAGTGATCAACCAGCTCGATCTCCAGCATCCCCAGCAGATAGCCCAGGCGCTCGGTCAGCTTGATGTCGTTGTCGCTGGGGTCGGAATACCCGCTGGGATGATTGTGGTACACGATCCCGGCGTGAGCCTTGTAGTCCAACGCACTGCGCAGGACCTGCTTGAGGCTGATGTGCGTCTCGGTCAACCCGCCTTCGGCCAGCCTGACGTCTTCAATGATGCTGCCCTGCCCGTCCAGCCAGATCACACCGAACACCTCGCGGTCGTCGATGTGACCAATCTTCAATCGCAGGTAGTCATGCACGTTCTCGTCCGACTTGAACTGCACAAGGCCGGTCCGGTCCCGCAGGGTGGACTTGAGCTGGGCCAAGGCACGGGGGATCAGGTCAGGGTCGTGGTCTGCCTCGTTGGGTTCAGGCGGGGCAGGAGGGCGTTTCTTCGTAGCCATTTTGTGTCTCCAAGATGAAGGGACAGGTGGTGGTGCGACAAACACAAAAGCCCCTCGCAAAGTGCTTTGCGAGCACGCTGCGAAGGGCTGGGGGTGGATCAGTTGGCGTCTTCAAGATCGTCGTGGGCATTGTCCATGTCGATCACACGCATGGAGCCGGTGAGGATCAGGGTGAGATGCGGCTTGCGCTCAGGGGCGAGGGTTGCCGGCTTCAATGCCGCACGCAGCAACGCTCCATACGGGGTCTTCCCCTGTATGCCCACGATGTTCGCCATGACCATCCGCCCCTCACGGTAGCGGCTGACCACGGAGCAGCGGCTGTTCTCCTGCCAGTAGTCGCGCAGGCTTTGCAGGGTGCGAGGGTAGGCGTCACCGAGGTAGAACTTCACGTCTTCCAAGGCCGCAGCGAGGCGTTCCTGCTTGGTGGCCTGTTCGTAGTGGGTCGTCCAGCTCATGACTCAGCCCTCCACCTTCAACCAGCGACCATCGGCTTGGCGCTGGTAGCGCTGACCGCGACCCTCAGTGCAGGCGCCGCCAAGGCCAAGGCCACGGTCCCAGCAGGCAGGGCACATGTTCGCCCACGGGCCACGCAGGGTGGCGCCGTCGATAAAGGTGTCTTCAAAGTCCTTGCGGCAGATGTCGCAGGCTTTCGGGTCAGAGCCCATCCAGTAGCGGGCTGGTTTGGCAGGGGTGGATTTGTTCGAGGTTGCCATGGTGTGTTGCTCCTACTTTGATGAAGGTGGGCTCGCTTGTCGCTTCACTTCGCAAAGGGCTTTGCGAGCCGGGGGTGGAACAAGATGTACGGGATAGCGGGTGGAACAAGATGTAAGGGATGGCTACCGGGGGTAGTCAATGACGATCCGCAGGGACTCGGCTGGCCGCTTCCCGTTCCTGTATGGCACGGGCACGGCGGGCTGCGATGTCCCTACGCAGGCGCCGCAGCATCAGGCGGTGGCTCACTTCGTTGGCGATCAGGACGATGACCACGGTGAGGATCATCGGCCACATCGGGGCGAGCAACACCAGCGCCGGATAGCCGGGAAACTGGCGTTCAATCCATTGGTACAGCAGTTCAGCGATGTGACCGTAGTAGGCCCACATCATGGCGATGGCGTTGTTCATGGTTCGGTTCCTCGTTGAAGGATCAGGGTTGGATCAGGATGTAAGGGATTGCCTGTTTCTTCGCAAAGCCCTTTGCGAAGCGGCTTTGACAAGATGTAAGTGATGCGGTGGATCAAGATGTAAGGGATAGCTCGTAACAAGAAGTAAGGGACGGACCCTAACAGGATGTAAGGGGCGGACCCTAACAGGAAGTAAGGGATGCCCCTGACCCCCTCCCCCTACTTCGCCTAGCTACGGCAGGGGGCATTCGTCGCGTTCTTAGCTGGTTTCCCGCAAAGCCACGTATCTAGGGGCTTTGACAAGAAGTAAGGGACGCGCTGGATCAAGATGTAAGTGATGCGTTTAACAGGAAGTAAGGGATCAATTCGCCCCTGCTTTACCCCTCGCCATGGCTCCCGCTGCTTGGCGTTGGCCGGGGAATAGACGGTGGGCAAGGTCCGACAGGGGCGGATTGACCGATATTGCACACAAAGACGGGTCACTTTCTGCCGCAAAACCCCCTTTCAGGAGCGACGACGACCACCGACCTCGGCCCTTTTTGGGGTCGAGCGGCATCGTAACGGGTCTTTGTGTACAATGCCAGTACCACTCGTCGGAATAGGCACTGGCATTGTACACGGTGTGGCTGTGGGACTGGGTTATTAGGGCTGTCAAGTAAAAATTGGGTATCATTTTGGAAAAATTTTATCGCCGCATGGTACAAGTAACCGTGCTTTGTACAGTTTTGACCGTATAGGTACACGGATTTTTCGAGGCACAGTGTGGGCCTAGTACACAAGTCTCTTTACTGTTACAAAATTCTCCTGTTTGGGGGGTTGACAGACTTTTTCCATGTCGTGGTGCTATGTACATATTCGTTCGATTATAGATAGTCGGTGCTCTGTACACGGTGTCATGGTTGATCGGGCTGAGAGCCTTATTCCTTGTGGCTTGGGGCCTGTTCCGGGGGGTCGGCTTGGGTGGAAGGAGCAGGGGAAAAGCATGGGTTGCGAGAGCGTCAGACACGCACGCTGCCTGCTTCCTCCACAAGTTTGGAAGTTCTTTCGAGCACTTTTGCAAAAAACCGTGTACTTGAAACACTACTACTAGATACTTAAATACAAATAATATAAGAAAGTAAGTAGTAGAAGAGAAGGCGATAGTCCTTTTGCCTCCCTGAAGGCCTTCGCAAAGCCCTTTGCGAGTGTGAGAGCCTCTGCGGCACCTGCTGGCTGTGCTGCGCTGGCTCCTGTGGGTCTGGGCCGGGGCGCCCCTGAAACTTCCCTAATGAGTTCACCGGGGGCGCCTTCGCGTTTAACGTCGCCGGGGGGCGCTTTCCTCGCGCTATGGCCCACTGAGAGCCCTTTCCCTTTGTCGGCTTCCTCCTGCCATATGGCAGCCCTTCGCAAAGCCCTTTGCGAAAATCCCAGGCACTGGCGTGAGGTGCGCGCACCTGCTACATGACGCCGCCTTCGCAAAGCCCTTTGCGAAGGCCGGGGTGGGTGGCCCCCTGACGGGGCCGGGGAACTGGAAAGCCACAAACGACAAAGCCCCGGCAGGGGGCCGGGGCTTTGTCGTTTGGCGCCTTACCTTGGCAATGCGACTGCCAAGGCCTTGGATATGTGACCGATAGCCTCAGTGGCGGGCAGAACGATAGTCCAGCCAACGAGAGCGCAAAGGATCAGGGGGAACAACAAAGCAAAGGCGGCACGCATGATAGTCACTCCTTGAAAATGGCCCCGTCCATGGGGCCGGGTCGGTTTAGGCGCTGGCGGACATGCTGGCGTCTGATGGGGTCACGGTGACGCCAGCCTTGGCAGGGTCCAGCATGTCGGCAGCGCTCGGTTTAGTCACATCCTTGACGGCAGCGGCAGCGGACTTGCTGGCGCGTTGGGCATTGCCAGCGCTGGCAGGCGTTGGCTTGGCGTTTGGCGCCTTGGCAGCCCCCTTGCCGGTCTTAGCCTTGGCGGATGGAACCTTAGCGGCCTTCGCGGCTTCCCGCTCGGCTTGCTTGGCTTCGGCCTTGGCGTTCCTTTCGGCCTGACGGGTCAACATGCCGCAAAGGTCGGTAAGGGACTTACTCGACAGGGTAGACAACGCGGCAGCGATGACGATGACCGGCAGATCAGCAAAGGCCTTGCCGTTTACGGTGATCATGCCCTTAGCCAAATCAGCGGCCTCCTTGGCTTCGGCTTCGGCCTTGGCGCGCGCTTCGGCTTCGGCTTTAGGGGATGGCAGGCCGGCAGCCTTGGCGACAATTTCCGCCCGTTCGGCGTCCTCCTTGTCGAGTTTTTTGACCACTTGTGCCAGCGCTTTTTTGTCGTGATCCAGCGCCTTGGCGACATCCTCCCGGCTTGTACCGGCAGGAATAACGGTTACAACGGCGGAACCCTCGGACTTATCCAGCTTGATGGATACGACAGGCCGCTGATCCAACGGCATAGAGTCACGAGCTTGGCGGCAGATAGTGGCAACACGGTTGCCAGCCTTCCACCATTGTTCCCGCTTGGCGTTGGCCTCCTTTTCCATTGCAGTGCGGACGTCTGCGCCAGCCCCGGCGGGGATCGGATCAGGCTTAGCCTTGTCGCCAAGGATTGCGAAGGCGCCAGACATAACCGCCACACTATCGGCAGCTACCAGCGACAAGGCTTCACGAATGCGCCCGGTCAAATTGTATTCACCGGAACCGGCAGACCATGCCGCGTCTGCAATGAGGGTTGAACCTTTTTCGATCAGCGCCTTGTGCTCGGCTTCGGCTTTAGTGAGCTTGGCGGACTTGCTGATCTTGGCGCCAGTGGCAAGGGTAGTGCCGTTGGTCTTGGCGTTGGTGCTAGCTTGTGCGGTCATGATGAAGACTCCGATAGGTAAGAAGGTTCGCAAAGCCCTTTGCGAGTAAACAAGAATGATTCTCATTCTCATCTAGCCATCCATTGGCCTACTGAGAGTCTATGCGAGTTCGCAAAGTGTGCAAGGCAAGGCGTGACCGTTGGTCGCATTGTACACAAGCCCATTGTAACACGGCGGGGCATGGTCTAGCGGACGGCGGACGGCAGGCATATAGAAGTGCGGCAGGCATGGGGCAGTGACGTGCTACAAGGTGTCCACATAGGATAAATGCCTTGCTTAAAGTGTGCCAAGTACACCCCCACCACACTTTTTACCGACGGACGGCACCGGACCCAGGCGGACAGACCCCCTAACCATTCGTCCGATACCGCAAATCCCATGTGTACACCTCGACCCGCCCCTAGTAACCTCCACGCACCCCTAAAGAGACCCCCTTCACTTTAGGGTACCGGCCCGTCCGGGGTGCCCATTCCAACCATGGGGCAGATCACCCCGGCGGGGCTGGGCCATTGGCCCCCGGCCACCACTCACGGAAAGGAGTCACCCAGCGATGCTCGTACTCACCCGCAAAATCAACGAAACCCTCATCCTTGGCGAAGGCGACAATCAGGTCACCGTCACCATCATTGGCGTGTCCGGCCAGCAGGTCCGCCTCGGCTGCCACGCCAAGGCCAACGTGCCGATCCACCGCGAAGAAATCTACCAGCGCATCCTGCGGGAGCGTGAAACCGAGCACTCGGAGTAAAGGACCATGCAGCCCTACTTCAACCGCATCACCGCCGCTGGCGACGACTACGAGCAGGGCGAGATCATCGCCCCGCCCTGCAACCTGCACTGGCAGGACCCGGACGGCTACTGGAACTTCTGGTGCCCGGTCACCAGCGGCACCTCCGGCAGTAGCTCCTCCCCGCGCACCGAGCTGCGCGAGACCAAGCGTGACACCGCCGAGCTGTTCAACTGGCGCCCTGCCGATTTCAAGAGCAGTAGCCTGACCGGGGTGGCCGTGATCCGCCGGGTGCCGAGCTCGATGAAGGTGATCTTCGCCCAAGTCCACGCTTTCGGCGCCAGCGCGCCCTTCGTCAAGTTGCTGCAAATGGGCAACGAGCTGCGCGCCGAGGTACGGGTCCATGCTGAGGACAGCGGCTCCCCTGCCGTGATCCGCCAGCCGATCACCACCCTGACCCCGAGGGCGACCTTCCGCATCCAAGTCACCCAAGGCGGCACACTGGTCATCTGGCTCAACGGCCAGAAATTCGAGTGCCCGGTGCATCCGAGCTGGCTGCCGACGCCGTTCTACTTCAAGGCCGGCGCTTACGTCATCGACAACGTAGGCCCGGACACCGAAGGCGGCTGGATCGTCTACGAGTCCCTGAGCGTCGTCCACGAATAGTCCCGCAACACCCGTCACAAGAAATGCCTGGAGTTGGCAGGGGAATAGGCGGTAGCCTACTCCCCTGTACCCAACTAGGACTCCGGCAATGACCACCTACGTCGTCACCCCCCTCCCTACGATCACCGTCTACGGCCTGTACCAGTCGTGGCACACCCGTGGCTACACCCAAGCCGACCTGCACCGCGTATTCGACACCGAGGCCGAAGCCAAGGCCCATGGCACCTCCTTGCAGCAGGCCAGCGATGCCGGCCACCCGCACTGCCGCCACTGGTACTACGTCGCGCCGATCAAGTGCGTGGCCCGCCTGTGGGTGGTCATGTATCAGGAGTGCTATGAGGGGGCGATCAGCATCGGCATTTGCCGCAGCCGCGAGGACGCCGAGGCGCTGAAGGCCAAGGTCATCGAGGACCCGGAGAAGTACATCGGCAACCAGATTGACCCGGACGAAGTGTTCATCGAAGAGGACGTGCTGCGATGAACTTGCTGACCGAAGCGGAGTACGTCGTCGGGATGCGCGACATCCTGCGTATGCTGCAACGCAACGACCCGGAGGCCATCGTGGAGGTGCAGGCGTTGGCCGACCGTCTGGTGGCCTATGAGGAACATCACTTCCCCCTCGACAGCCCTTCCCTTCCTGCGCCGGCTGACCTATAGTCGACTCCTGAAGGGTGGGGCTCCCCTGTTTCGTGGTGTGCGACGCACACCGTGAATTGAGCCCCTCCCTTCACCCCCTAGTTGTGAAAGTTGTGCGACCCCTAGCATTCCGGCCCTCCCCAAGCCTGTGTGCGCTCCGTTGGAGATCAGTTTTTCGCCGGACTGGTCTCCCGAAAACCCCACCCCCGTCCATCCGGGCGTGGGGTTTTTGTTATCTGGCCCCCTGCCACTACCCACGAACTGCGCCTAGACTCAATTTGCAAAGTCCTTTGCGAAGGAGCCCCGCCATGTCCGTTCGTGCCCCGACCTCCCAGATTGAATTGATCGACCGCCTGCAAGAAGTCCTCGACCTTGCCCAGACCGGGCAAATCGCCGCGATGACCCGCCACCCCAAGGGCTATGAAGAGTTCTGGTCGCCGGGAGAGATCAACAAGGAGGCCGAGCAATTCGCCCTCACCTGCCGCGCCTTGCTCAAGACCCTGGCCGGTCTCGACAGCGACTTGGTGTTCTGCCGCCATGAGGATGACCAGTTGCACCTGTTGTGCGTGCGGCAGGGCTGGGCCATGGACAGTCGCTGTGCGTGGGTGTGTCGCCGGGAGTCCCTGCCCTACCACTGGATCGCCGCCCTGCGCCCGGACGGCGCGTGGTACCCGATCCTTAATCGCAGGGCGCGGGCCTAAACCCGCTTTTTGATGATCACCAGCGCCGCCGCGTCGGGCTTTTGCCGGTACTGTTTGTAGTCGCGCATGACCTCGAACAGCCTCTGCGGGTCAACGCCCCAGCGTTCCGCGAACTCATCGAACGAGACCATATCGTCCTCATAGTCCAGTTCCAGCGGGCGTACATAGTCCGCCGGTTCTGGCTCCACGAAAGCCACCGCCGCCGGAACTGCCACCAGCCGCACAGCCGGAACCGCGACCGGGGCAGGAGCCGGCGGTTCCTTGCCCCAGCGCTTGAGCCTCTTACCGGTCAGGAGCGCAGCAGCCATCCCGCGCTTGTAGCAGCCACAACTGATCACCCTCCCACTTTTGACGTTGCTCAGGTCGATCTCCTTTTCCACGCCACAGGCGCAACGGAACAGCCAGAAAGTCCGTCGCCCCCGCGAGTCGGCGCGGCTGATCGCCTCCAACTGCCCGAACCACTCGCCTGCTATATTCATTGGCAAAGCCATGTCCAACCCCCGATAAATCCACGCCGTGAAGGGTTGGCAGTGTACCCAATTAACAAGAAGTAAGGGAACCTCAACCACCGGAGGATCGACGAATGACGTTCAACCTGAGTCCACGCAGTCTGGAGAAAATGCGCGGGGTCCACCCGGACCTCATCCAAGTGGTGAAGTTGGCCATCACCCTGACCACCGTGGACTTCGCCGTCACCGAGGGCCTGCGCACCATCGAGCGCCAGCGCGAACTGGTGGCCAAGGGCGCCAGCCAGACGCTGAAGTCCCGGCATTTGACCGGGCATGCGGTCGATCTGGTGGCCTATATCGGCACCGAAGTGCGCTGGGACTGGCCCCTCTACTCCAAACTGGCCGATGCGATGAAGCGCGCCGCCAAGGAGCTCAACACCCCGATTGTCTGGGGCGGGGACTGGAAATCGCTGAAAGACGGCCCGCATTTTGAGTTGGACAGGAAGGTCTACCCATAACCGGGTGAAATGACCCGAAAACGACCCAGAATCGGGCTAGAATGAGGCAAAACCGGGGGCATTTAGGTCGTTTTCCGCGAGAAACAGCGGCGAAACCGCCGTAAATTCCACAGAAAATCGACCAGATGGGAGTGATATACGTGACTTCTCAGACCCATGACGTGACCATGGCCAAGGGCAAGACCTTCTCCTTGCAGCTCAGCTATGCCGAGGACGAGCTGATCTACAAGCCGATTTCGGCCATTCCGACCCTCGCTCCCTGCCGTTTGACCGTGACCGACCACGGTTTGCCGACCCGCTGGCCGGTTCGCACCGAGAGCGCCGTCGCGCCCACCGAATTGAACATGGTGGCGCCGAACTGGCGCCTCGGCACGCGGGTAGACACCCACACCATCGAGCTCAACGACCTCAACCTGACCGCCGCCAAGCCGTTTGTGGGTCCCGCCGTGCTGGTTTACCAGAAGCCGTCCGACATGACCGGCTGGAAACTGCGCATGCAGATCAGGGACCTCACCAGCAACGCCCTGCTGCTCAGTGCGTCGAGCGACGTGACCGATGGTGCCGTGGGTGTGATCACCCTCGACGTGCCGAACAGCGCGTTTGACGTCACCTTCTCCGCAGCCACCACCGCCGCCGTGGCCTGGACCAAGGCCGGTTATGACATCGAGGCGATTCTGCCCAACGGCGCCGTCGTCAGCATCATCGGCCCGAGCAAAATCACTGCCGAGAAGGAGTACACCGTATGGCCTTAATCGTCTTCAACCCGAAGGGCAAGGTGCTGGTGCTGCCGGGTAAGCATGCGTCCACCGTTCCGATTGCGGCGGGTGGTATTCGCGGCGCCGATGGCCGTCCGATCAAGCTGCGCAAGAACGGCCACAAAATCCAGCACCAACTGGAAGGCGATACCACGTGGACTGATGTTGTCGACCTCGACGAGATCACCGGCCCTGCCGGTGCAGACGGTGCAGACGGTACGGACGGCACCGATGGCGTGGACGGGCGTGAAGTCGAGTTCGGCGTCAGCGGGGGTTACCTGAATTGGCGCTTCGTGGGTGATACCGCGTGGACGGCACTCGTCTCCTTGGCCACCCTCACCGGCCCTGCCGGGACCAACGGCACCAATGGCAAGCAGGTTGAGTTCCAAGTCACCAGCACGTGGATTCAGTGGCGCTACGTGGGCGACTCCACGTGGATCAACCTCAAGCTGCTGAGCGAGCTGGTAGGCCCTGCTGGGTCCAACGGTACGAACGGGACCAACGGCGTGGCCGTCGAGTTGCAGGTGAACAGCACACACATCCAGTGGCGCTATGTCGGCGCTGGGAGCTGGACGAACCTGATCGCCTTGAGCCTGCTCGCAGGCCCTGCCGGTGCGGACGGCCCTGCCGGTGCTGATGGTGCTGATGGTGCTGACGGGACCAGCTTCACCAACGTGATGACCGCCTCGGGCGACCTGATCTATGGCGGCACCGCTGGCGCAGCTACTCGCCTGCCGAAGGGCACCGATGGCCAGTCCCTCGTACTCACAGAAGGCCTGCCGAGCTGGGTAACCCCGAGCACCGACGTACAATTCTCGTCCCTTATGGGTAACCCTTCCGACAACGCCGTCTTGTATCTATGGTTTCAAGACGCAAACGAAAAAGCCCTTTGGGGGCACGTTTCCGGTGACCTTTCCGATCAAACGGATTTGCAAACCGCGTTGAACGCCAAGGTCACCAACCCGATGACCACCGCTGGTGACTTGATCGTCGGCGGCGCGTCGGGCGCGGCTACCCGTCTCGCCAAGGGTACTGACGGCCAAGTGCTGACCATGGTGTCCGGTGCAGAGGCGTGGGCAGCACCTTCGGGCGGCTTCACCAACCCAATGACCACCGCAGGCGACTTGATCGTTGGTGGTTCGGGCGGCGCGGCGACCCGGTTGGCCAAAGGCACCGATGGGCAGATTCTGACGATGGTGTCCGGCGCCGAGGCCTGGGCCACCGCCACCACCGTCATCGCGGGCAAGCAGTTCGGCGTGCCGGACTTCGCCCCGGCTTCCTCAGCCACCTTCGCCAACGGGTATTTCGGCGGGCGCTCGATCCTGATCCAGCAGGATTGTGTGGTTGACCGGATTCATTTCTGGGCCACGGCAGCCTCCGGGTCTTCCGTGGTCAACCCGGCGATCTATTCCGACAACCAAGGCGAGATCTCCACCCGCTTGGCGCTGGGTCCACAGGTCACGGGCATTACCAAGGGCCTCAACACCGTGATGCTGTCCACCGCCCTGACCCTGACCGCCGGCACGGTGATTTGGGCGGGCTTCGTGCTGGGCGTAGCGAACTTCAGCGCGGCGCACAGCCCCTCGTCCATGGTCTATTTCACCCAAGCCTCTGGCGCGGCGCCAAGCACTCCGGGCACTCCGTCTTACGTGCCGTCCGATGCGACCAACCACTGGGGCAGCATCTGGGTGGGCGGCACGTTGAACGCCTCGACATTGGTCCAGGCCGACTTGGACAGCGCCTTGGGCTACATCGCCTCCGCTCTCACAGCCATCTTGGGGTAATCGAGCATGACCATCGCAACGCAACTGACGGCCTTGAACGACATCAAACTGGCGATCAAGGCCGCTATCGAAGGCAAGGGCGTAACCGTGGGCAGTGCGGCCTACAACACCTACGCCGCCAAGATCGCGTCCATCGCGTACTACCCGCGCCCGTCGCAGCCGGCCAACTACACGGAACCGTCGTGGACCCGCCCCGGCGACTGGCTGTCGCTGCCATCCATCACGGCGGGCGACACCCGCTTGGTGGGCCTGTTCGGCGTGTACGACCAGCAAACCAACGTTGTGGCGATCAAGTGTACCGGCGCCTACACCGTGGACTGGGGTGATGGCACCGTAACGGACTACGCCACCAACGTGACGGCGCAGCACAACTACGTCTGGTCGACGATCAGCTCCGGCACGCTGACCAGCGAGGGCTTCCGGCAGGTCATCATTCAGGTCTATCCGCAGTCGGGGCAGACCCTGACCAACATCAACCTGAACGTGCAGCCGAACGAGCACCAAGGGCTGACCCAGCACAGCATGCAGTGGCTGGACTTGCACATCGCCTCGACCACCCTGACGTCGCTCATGCTGGGCTCCAACGTCTATCCGGGCAACTCTGGCTCCAGCGCTCGTATGTGGGCGCTGCGCAAGGTCAAGCTGAACTGTACGGCGGTGACCAACCTCAGTTTCATGTTCATTAACGTGTATGGGCTGAGGGTGGCGGAGATCACAGCGGCCACCGGGACCACCAGCATGGCCAGCATGTTCAACGGCTGTACCTCGCTGATCAGCGCCAGCATTACGGGTACGTTGGCATCCCTCACCGACTGCAACACCATGTTCTCGGACTGCACATCCCTGCGCACGGTGGACCTGTTTGACACGCAAAGCGTCACGAACATGTCCCAAATGTTCAACAACTGCCCGGCGCTGCAAACGGTACCGCTGTTCAACACCGCCAACGTCACGAACATGTCCAGCATGTTCAACGGCTGCCGTGGGCTGATCTCGATCCCGGCGTTCAACGTTGTGAAAGTGACGAACATGACCCAGATGTTCTACCTCTGTCACAACCTGATCACTGCGACGTTGACGCCCTGCACGGCAGTGACGGACATGACCCAGATGTTCTACACCTGCTACGCCCTGCAAAGGGTCGAGCTGCTGGGCACCACGTCGGCGCTGCTCAACATGAACCGGACGTTTGACACGTGCCGGTCGCTGACGGACGTGACCATCACGACCACCTCCGGCGTGACGAACATGAACAGCATGTTCGTCACTTGCTCCTCCCTGCAATGGGGGCCAACGTTGAACACTGGCAACGTCACCCAGATGATCAGCATGTTCGACAGTTGCCCTGCCCTGATGGGGATTCCTGCGTATGACACGTCCAAATGCACGCGCATGGACTTCATGTTCAACGGCTGTACGAGTCTGATCAGCGTTCCGACCTTGGACACTCACTTGGTCACGCAGATGGGCAGCATGTTTAACTCTTGCTGGTCCTTGGCGTCGGTGCAGGTAATTTCTGCGCCCGTGTGCCTGTCCATGGATTCGATGTTCTTCAACTGCTTTAACCTGCAAACCTTCGAGATGACCAGCTCGCCGCTCGTCACGAACTTCTTCGCCATGTTCAGTAACTGCTATGCGTTGAAGTCGGCCAAGATGGGTACGCTCACGGCGGCTACATCCCTTCAGAACACCTTCATCGCGTGCAAGTCCTTGCAGTACGTCGAGATCGTCACGGGTACGGCGGTGACGATCACCCTAAACATGTTCTCAGGGTGCTCGGCCCTAACAACCGTTCCGCTGTTCAACATCCAGAACTGTACGCGCACGGACAGCATGTTCGACTCGTGCTACTCGCTCGAAACGGTGCCGCTGTTCGTCACGACCAACGTCACCAACATGGCCAGCATGTTCACCGGTTGCCGTAGCCTGCGAACCCTGCCGGCCTTTGACACCGCCAAAGTCACCACCATGAACAGCATGCTCAACGGCTGCCTGTCGCTGAACACAATTCCAGCCTGGAACTGCACGCTGGTGACCGACTTCGCTTCGTTCCTGACACCGGGCTACAGCATCTCCCGCGTGCTTATGACCAACATCAAGGTCAACATCAACTTCACCCAGCAGATGCTGGGGCCTACGGAGTTGAACGAGATTTACACCAACCTGCCAAGCGTCTCGGCCAAGACGTTGACGATCAACGCCAACTGGGGCTTCGCATCCAGCACCACGGACATCGCAACCGCCAAGGGCTGGACGCTCAACGACCCTTACTACTCCAGCGTGAAGCTGTTGGTGCATTTCGACGGCACCAACGGGCAGACCACCGCGACCGACAACTCCGGCACGCCGAAGACGATTACGGCGCAGGGCACAGGTCAAATCTCTACGGCGGTGAAGAAGTACGGCACGGCCTCTGCGGTGTCCGAGTTCAGCACCGCCAACGGCTGGACTCTGGCAGACCATGCGGATTGGGACTTCGCCAGCGGGTTTTTCACGGTTGAGGCCTATGTCTACTTCACCACACTCCCCGGCGGCTCCGACACCCAGGCCATCGTCGCGCAGTGGGAATCGAGTGGCCAACAGTCGTGGTTCATGGGGTTCGTGAACGGCAACTTCGGGCTGTGGTACTCCACGGACGGTACCAACAGCGCGAACGTGTCGGCTGCGTGGACGCCGACCATTAACACCCAGTACCACGTGTGTGTAGAACGGGATTCTGGCACCGTGTTCCGGGTCTACATCAACGGCGTGGTGCATGCGACCGCCACCCCTTCCAGCGTCACGTTCAAGAACTCCACAGGCAAGTTGCAGATCGGCGGAGGCAACAGCGCTGGGCCTGCGGGGATCATCGGCTACATCGACGAGGTGCGGGTCACCAAGAGTGTGGCGCGCTACGGCGGCGCTTTCCTCCCACCGACCGCGCCATATTTGAACGCCTAACAAAAAGGCCACCCTCGGGTGGCCTTTCTTTTACAGCACGGTACACCAACCCTTTCGAGCCCCGCCGTTATACGGTCGGGCCATCCCTGACAGCACCATGTCTTCCACCACGTCCTGCCCGTCGATCATCAGACCGCCCAGCAGACGCCCGTACTTCTCCGTTTTCACGTTCACCAGCTCGATGCGCCTTGCAGAGCGCAGCATGACCTCAAGCTGAATCTGCGCCAGCGCCGCCTGTTTCTTCTCCGATTCGCAAAGTCCTTTGCGTTCCGGGGTGTCCATCCCCATGATCCGCACCCCCATCTTCGCGCAGAGGAACGGCAGCTTGTCCGCGCACTCCGGCAGGCGGATGAAAAACGTGTCGCCGTCGTACACCGACAGGACGTCCCTCGGGTTGATCAGGTAGTTACCCTTTTCAGGCGGGGTGGTGTAGACCACAGGGGCTGTCGAATCCGCCAACGCCTCGACCTTCTCCGCCGACAAAACCACCTTGTCGCTGGAGTGGGCCAGTGGCGAGTACCAACAGAACGAAGCCCCCGCCAACATCATCAACGCCCCCGCGATGAATCCGTTTCCAAACCAAACTCCCTTAGCCATGCGGTCTCCCATTACCTCAGTCCCTTCTGTAGTTGTGCGAGGCCGTATTCTCTCACTTCTTCCACCATTGTGTACAGAGCATCCGGTCGAATACTGAGAACTTGTGCCATCGCGGCGATGGTCCAGAAGATCGCCCGCTGGGTTTCAACCGTCTGAATCAGTGGCGCACCGGCAGGAATCGCGGTGGTGCGGTACACCTCCCACAGTTCCTCGGCGCTGGTAACCCGCTTGAGCTGTTCCACCAGCCGGTCGCGGGCCATCCGCGTGGTGTTGTCCAGCTCAAACGCGGCGTTCACCGTGTTCTCAATGCTCATTACACAGTCTCCCGTACAGGCCAAGGGTCGCAATCGTCAGGAAGGCGATGCACGCCGCCACTGGGATGTCGAAGTAGAGAGCAACGACGCCATGCCAAGCGGCGGCACAGATAGAAAGAGTGGTCTCGACGGAGCAGAGCGTGAAGTCCTGCCAGGATTCTTGGAACAGCTTCACCGACATTCGGATGTACCACGCCAGCAAGGCCCCGGTGTAGAGCCAAGCTGCGACATCGGGGGAACCTTGGTACATCACGATGAGGAATACTGAGGCTGTGATGAGTGCAACTTGGTGCATCGGGTAGAGGATTTTCACGTGGGCAGCCCTCCCAACCTGACTGACTTCAACATGCGCAGTGAAGTTGTTCGATTTGGCGTTCATGCCTTACTCCCTTGGGCGACGGTCTTGCCGTCATAGATGGCGATGTCATCCGGGCCGAGGATAGAGTTACGGATTAGGGAGACGATGCGCTCTTCAACTTGCCACGCCATCCCCGAGCGGGTGTTGATCGTTTCATTGGACAGTTTAAACGCTACCCGGCCACTGAGGGTCGCTTTCAACTTGAACTCGTCCTTCCCCTGCCCATCCGCAGAGGTTCCGCGCTGGACCAGACTGGTACCGCAAAGGATTTCCAGCCACATCCCGAAGGCCCGCCCACCGCACAGAACAACCGGGTGTTTGGACTCAACCTTGATCAGCGCAGCCATCAGCGCCTGCATTGCCTCTTCTTCGTTCGACATGCCCGAGCCTTGGCCCGTCGTTGTGGTGTGAATTTGCGCCATTGTGCTGCTCCCGTTCGTTGTGTTGCTTGAAAATCAAGGCAATACGGTTATTCTATTAGAAGAAATTAATCCAAGCCACGCTCGCTTGCTGACATTACGGATATATGGAGTCACCAGTGGCTGAAGCGCGAAAGCCGATCACCGTCCTCTGGATACGACACGGCAAAGGCCGGTCTATCAAAGTCGAACTGTTTGAGGCGGCTCAGTTCCCGAGCCTGGAACGCTTCACCGACAAGCGGGGGCAGCCGGTTACACCGAACAACATCGCCAAGTTCTACCGATTGCGGCTGAACGGCGTGTGGTTTCCCCGAGGACAAAGGGCGCTATTCACCCGCAATCAGTGCGTTGCGCTCATCAAGAAGGCAGTTTTCACATGATCAGCATGTCCGCTTATATGCAGAAACGAATCGCTGCTGCCAAAGAGCTGAACTATACCCTGTGGCTGCGCACCTGCGGCCTGTGCTGGTGGGCCAGTTTTGCGAAAGGGCGCGCTTTTGTGACCAAGGATGGCGAGCTGGTGCAGAACTTGGTTGGCAACGGCGCCCTGCGGGTGCTGCTGGCCGGCTTTATCGCCATTCTGGCAGCGGCGTTCATCATCCTGCGCGCCTCGATCAACATCGTCTGTCTGCTGATCGGCCTGCCGCTGCTCCCTCTGGTTGCGCTGGGCTTCCACCTCTGGACCAAGCGAAATCTCGCAAAGTCTTTGCGAGATTTTGAGGCGAAGGTCGCTGCGGCCCGTTCGGGGGTGAAGTCGTGAGTGACTTCAGCGACTATGATGCCCGCCCCGCTGACATGCCCGCCGGCTCCCCGGCGGCGGCAACGGCGGCGGAAGCCGCGAGCGTAGCCCAGCAGGTGGCGGTCAACGAGTTCATGCGCAAGTACGTGAAGAACCTGACCCGCGAACAGGCCCAGCGCCTGTTCGACGCCATTCCTCACGACCTCCTGACCGAAGAGCAGATCGACGGCTCCGGCAACACCTCCGACTACGGCGCGGACTTCAGCTTGGCCGACGAGATCGGCTTGCAGATCACCGCCGTAAAAGCGTTGCGCCAGAGCGTGTTCCCCGGCGGTCGCCTGAAGACGGACGCCACCACCCGTGACGCCAAAGAAGTGCTGACCACCTGCAACCAGATGATCAAGACGCTGATGGACAGCCACGGCAAGATCATGAACATGGAACGGTTCCGCGCCGTGGAGTCCGCCACGCTGGACGTGCTGGCCGACCTCGAACCCGAACTCAAGGAGCGCTTTCTGGTGCAGCTTGAGTCCAAACTGGCAGAGGTCAACTGATGCGCCCAGAGCTTCAGGTCTACCTCGACCGCCTGCGACTGGCGGCGTTTGACGCCCGCGACTTCAGCGGCATTCCGCGCTGGCTGGAGACGCACACCAAAGACCCGGTACACAACGACCGCAAGTGGTCGTTCCGCGAGCACGAATACCAGCAGGAGATTCT